GAATGGTATCCATCTTAAAAAGAATACGTACCCTCCCCGGGCCCAGAGGACTTGGCACGGTTCTTGCGTGAGCGATGGTAGTAGCATGACCACATAGAAGACCGCCTGTACGCATGCGCGCGCGCATCACAGCACACACACGGACTTACATCGCAAAGATTGCATAGCGCATTGACATGGATGTCGCATGACGCAGCGCAGCACTGTACGTATGGGGCCAGGAGAGCACTTGGCACGCTCATTGCACTCTAGGGCGGCATGAATCACAACAACGCATACTTCGCCGCACGTAGCACACTCAACGCACAGCGCCGGGCCGCGCGCAATGACGAGGCCAATTATGAGTGCAATTACATGCACTTCCACACACACGACGGCGCGCAAGCGTACATTGACGGATGGCAGCTCGACGCGTATGCGGAAGTAGTCGAGGTCCTTAATGAGGAGTTGGAACCGGTCGAAGTGTTCGCCGTGTTCAGCACGCTTGGGGCCAAGAGCACACACGGCTTTCTTAAGCAAAACGGGCAAGTATAGCTAACGCGGCCAACGCACTTGACACGCACATAGAGCGCGCGCATATTGGGCTCAGAGGAGAGCACATATGCAGTACAATTGGCACTCACTAATATCTGGGATGGACCCGCGGTTCTGTATTGCGTTGACCAATTCGCTCGCGGGGCGCATAGGTATCAGAGGAGCGGTTTGGGCGCTTGCGGACGAGTTGAGGGGAGAAACACACGATGCTGCATAAGGACGTAATGGACGCGTTTCGTCATCCTATGCACGCTACGCTAGGGCGAGCACGCTCGCAGCTTGAAGCGCAGGTAGGTTATCGTCTCATGGACCGCATCTGGGCCGAGGGCGCGTATTCTGTGCGCCTATCTGACTACTCAACTATAGTGGACGCTTTATACAATGAGTAGTAAAGAACTTAAAACGAGCCTAGAGAAGGTTCTGTGGGCGTCGTTCGGGACTACAATGAACATCGAGCTACGCCGTCTCCTCTTTTGGGAGTTGCATCCACACTACAGGCGCGACCTCATCCAAGCTATGCAAGTCTTTCATAGCGATTGACATAGATGTCATAGCCGCAGTGCGTTAAATGGCTCTAATAGCCTCTTAGATGCATTGGTACACCTATTGCAATGATATGGTGCATGGAGGCTATGAACATGACTAGAACACACACACATAAAACCAAGAACATTGTCGCACACAACGCAGAGGTTGTGCACATTGTGGGCGACTTAGAGGGCGTATTGGGCGAGCTTGAGAGCACGCACCACGCCCTTCAGACCCCGACAATGGACGCAACTTTGGGCTTGCCCCTCATGAGCGACCATGATTTGATGTGTCTTGAACTTAGAGAGGAGCTAGGACAATGACGACTGAGGACGAATTCGGCAACAAGGAAGTCAAAGAGCTAGGCATTGATGTGCCAGAATGGATTGAGCAGGATATCACTGTGTATGACGTGCAAGCCATTGTGCAAGGTGGATGTGCTAGTGGGGCCTATATGCCTGCTGTAACGTACTGGTGGGCGCTTAAGACTATGTCTGAACATGGCGATGATATTCTAGACGAGCTAGAGGGAGTGTATGTCGAGTTGATTCCACCTCCTACTGGCACGTCTTGGGCTGGTATGGCCGTATATTATGTTTCAATGGGAGTTGAATTGTGGGCCAGTGGACTTGAGTCTGAACTAGATGACAAGGAAGCCGAGTGGAACGAAGAAGAGAAAGAGCGACTTGAAGATGAGCAAATAGAGCTTGCAGAGGCTAAGGCCGCAAACGGAGGTTCATTGCGATGAGTAAGCATCCTGACTATTGCAACTGTGAGCACGCTCAGATGCTACGCAAGGCTTTAGAGCTAGCTCAGCGCAGTTATGAGAAGTTACACCTAATGCCTGTTGTTGATAGCCTCAGAGAGGCTGAAATGGCCATTTTACGTACTTTAAAGACTGACCGAGACATGCGAAAGGAGAACGAAGAAGATGAGTAAACTACATCAAACGGCGCGATATTGGAAAGCCCATGCGAAGTCACATGCCATGCATCAAGACTGCTGGGCCAATTTCATGCTTACGCGCATTGTAAGCGATAAGGAATTCACACACTTGGCCACGAGCACAATCTTGGCCGTATGTAAGGAGGTAGCAAATGGATGATAATGAAGCAGTGAAGGCGTTTAAGGCGCAATATGATGCGGCCACGCCCGAAGACAAGGTCAATATGACGCTTACGGCATTGTCAGAGACACAGTTGTTGACTATGCGCGGCATGGTTCAGGAAATGAAGCGTGTTGACCGTATCATAACGCGTCAGCTGCTGCTGTTCTTTATGACGTGCTTGGGCTTTGTTGCAGTGTGGTTCAAATGAACAATGAAAACAAATCAGCTGCTAGGTATTACAACTATAGCAAGAAAACAGCTAATAGGCCTCTTTACTCGGATAAGAGCGCACTAGACGTGGCCCAGGACTGGGACCTGTATGTGTATAGTTACGTTGCAGGCTCTGTTGTGCGCGAGCTAGAGCCACTAGGCAGCGCTGAGAACATGACCTACACGCAGGCCTTGGCACGAGCGCGTATGAGCGTACGCGAGCACATTGACGGTGTGTGGTCATACATGGTAGTTGCCAAGGGCTCATCAATGAACTTGGATAGGCTCATTGAGGACTCGGCCAATCTTGGTGTGAGACGGCGATATCTACATAGTAAAGAGCGCGCAAGGCTGCGCATGGAGGTTGAGAATGCAAGAAAAGGAAACCTTGGACCTGTACATAATGAAGACATGGACAGAGCAACTGAAGGCTGATATCAAGTGGCATGACCTCACAGAGGGCGAGGCTGAGCGGTGCGCACTAGCACTGGCGGCCTATTTCATGGAAGAAGTCGGCTACATACGCAAGGGAGAGCACAGTGTCATTAGCGGAACATAACACACGGTTAGAAAACGAGCACGATGCAGGCCAGCATGAGAACAATCCTGCGTTTGGCTGTCTAGCATGCATTGAGGAGATGCGCACACAAAAGTGCAGAGTACATGACTTTGACGCGTTGAGAGCTAAAGTTGGCGACGCTATGGAAGCGGCCTTTGATGAATGGATGCAGGAGCATGACCTATGACTAATTGGGTCGTGCACAGGTGGTACAAGTGGTATCAGCGCAAGTATAGGCGCACAGTGTGCCCTAAGTGCGATACAAAGCTACTTGTACGTACATTGTATTATAACGGGAATGAGGACTTTTCATATAGTTGCTTGGGCGATGACTGTGACTGGGAACTTGAGGAGAGGGTTGAGCATGAGGGCAATTAATGACATGCGTTCGCTTAAGCTGATGTTTAATGTGATGCAGACCATAAACAAGCTTAAATGGGTCCCACTTGGCCACGACATAGCTAGAGAATTGCGCTGGAAGATTGATCGCCGCCCAGCGGGCATGCCTCTGTGGGAACTTCGTAGGGAGCTACGCGAGTGGACTGAGTCATGAAGAATAAGAGGCAGACAACCCTACATGCTGCGCTTGTGGGCCTGCAGAAGGAGACTGCAGAGGTTATTGCGAGTAAGTTGCGTCTAGTGCAGCGACAGCGCGGTGTAACTGTGGTGCTCATGGCCAAGCAGATAGGTATTAGTCGTGACCTATTGAATAGGTACTTGGGGGGCAAGCAGCTGCCTGGGCCTGAGGAGGCTGATCGCATGTACCGATGGATGACCGAGAACATCTCATACGAGAAGGCGCCCACTGTGCGCTCATTCAAGCGAGCTGACAGCCAATACAAGCGCCAATTCACTAAGATGTCGTTCATGGTGCCTAAGACTGAGCTTGATGACCTGCAGGCCGTGGCATTTCGCACTAATTGCTCTAAGGGCGCGCTTATGATGATAGCTATGCGTCAGTTCTTGTACAAGAACAACGCTTACACTGCCCAAGTCAAGGCTGCGGCTGAAGATGTGCAAGAAGCGCAGTTGGCTCAGTATTTTGTGTCTGTGCCCGCGGCATCACATATCATGAAGTGCGATATCGAGGCGCTAGAGCGCATCAAGGACACCAAGGTCAAGAAGATCAAGGGCCCTGAAGCATTGAGAGCAGTGACACCAGTCGATAAGCTGGCCGACCTACTGGTTGTAGATGGTGCAGCTGAAGAGATTTACCTTGAACACGCGGAGGATTGGCAATGGGACTGATTAAGAGGAGTGAACTGCATAGTGACTTGCGTTATAGTGTAGGAGTACAGCTGTCCTATACACTTGAGGGTCGACAATATGACGAGCTATGGAATCGACTCTTTGGAGCTAATAGCGACAGTTTAACGCTGGCCGTGCGCAGGTGGATGATTAAAGATGAATCTTGAACAACTACTACACAAGATGGGCATCAAAGTGGAGACTATCGAGTATGATGAGGCCGTGACTGACTCGGACATATACTTTGCCGACATCGCAGTCACTGAGGCTGTGGATATGGCCGAGATGTGCGATGAGAACGCGCGGAAGGCCTGGGCCGATGTAGCAACTAGGAAGGGCGTGCTGAGTACGCTGCTAGCAAAGAGAGGAGCTTGAGAATGAAGAACGTTAGGAAAGAGCAGCTGACGGCGCTTGACGTACTGTGGACACAGACTCCTTTTTCTGTATGGCTGCGTCTTGGGCTGAGTAGGTTTATGGACCGGGAACTCGAACTAAGAGCTGAATTAGAGCACTTTTAAGGAGACAGACAATGACACTTGATATGACAGACAACGAGATGGTGCTACTGGCCATCATTAAGATGCTAGAAGAAGAGCTAGGGGCTATGGTTCAGGCAAAACCCCTAGATCCAACAATGCCTGAGTGGGCTCTGCATCAGCTTCAGGAGGCAATTGAAGCTCATGATCTTGGTGACATGCTGGACAGCGTCGATCTAGAGTTACTAAAGAGCCAGCGGTAACAACATAATTGGCCGCGCACTTAGTGCATGACCAAAGAAAGGCAGGATGAAGCAATGAAGTGGACATCTTTAGTATTGTACCTTGTTTTGTGTGTAATGTGCAGTTCATCTGCAGGATGCGCAAGTGGCAGCTTTACGACCAGTCACGGGGTCAAGTTCGTGTTTGAGGAGCGCGAATGGGCCCAAGACACCGTTGAGAGCATCATTGATGAGACCTGGGGCGATCTATATGACCAGGACGACGAAGCACTTGATGGTCTCGTTGTGCGCGTGCAGGAGCCCTTGGTTGAGCGCTATCGTGAGGGCGAGGTGCCTGTGGTAGCTCTGGGCCTGTTCAACACACCTACAGTAGCCCATCCTAAGGGTCTGATTACACTGGTGTACATGTCGTGTATCTATCAGTCCTCTCTGACACATGAGCTGACGCATCTGATGCTGTTCTTGCATGGCGACTCGGACGGTGAGCACCAACAGACTGAGCTGTGGCAGGCCGTGCGCGAATATCGTGAGCTGGATGCGGAGGTATACTGCAAATGACAAAGCAACCTGATATAGAGGCGCAGAACATACTGAGGCGGGTTACTATAGCGCAGTTAGAGCCACTATTTGGTGGCCATCTTTGTGTCCGAGGACCTAACCTCCTGCTCCGTCCTTTTGCCTCCTATGTACTAGGGACAGAGTTATGGGAGTGGACCCGAAAATGACTGATACAGAAGGACAAGACACAGGACTGTTTCCGCGGAACACATGGACACTAAACGCTTGGGTAGAGTATATGGAGTCTCTGCCCGTGCCTACATGGCTGCTTGAGGACTTTATCATGTACCAGGGCCTGACTATTGTATCAGGCGCGCCTACGGTCTCGTATAAGAGCTGGACACTCTTCTCGATGGCCTTTGCGCTGGCCCACGGTAGCTCAGAGTTCGGCTTCAAGCCCACTCAAACTGAGGGCGTGCCCGTGTGGGTCATAGAGCTTGAATCGCCTGGTAAGGCCACTGCGAACCGGATGCGCATGATTGAGACGGGCCTGGGTGTGCCCATCGAAGAGGTAAGTAGGAACTTTTACTTTAGCCACATGTCGGGCCATAGATTGGACGTACCGCGCGATGTGGCCGAAATATGTAAGTTTGTGCAAGAGAAGAACATCCAGTGCGTCATGATTGATACGCTCAGCAAGTCACACACAGGTAATGAGAACAGTTCTCAAGATATCAACAAGGTGCTGCTCAGCGTGGATGCAATCAGGGCCAATGGCTGTGCTGTGGTGCTAGTGCATCACTCGCGCAAGATCAGCCTGGATGATCAGGGCGAGTATGATCCTGACCAGGCCTTGCGCGGCAGCACTGCGACCTCGGGCGGCTACGATGTGCATCTGCACGTGAAGCCTAACCCGACTAACAAGAAGAGCATCGAGTGGATTGTGCGGTCGAACGAGGCCGGCGATCTGTTCTACAAGGCCAGCTGGTGGTTCATCAAAGATGAGGAGAAGCCTCAAGTCAAGCTAGACTTGCAGTTGGTAGATGCGCTAGATGTAGTAGATGAGGCACTGATTGATTCTTGTCTGGCGAAGCTATTGCCCGATAAGCGCTACAGCAAGAAGAGCTTAAGCACTGCCTGGGCTATACCTGAGCAGCACATTGTGGAGGATATCTTGAAGAGACTGATGGATGATGGCGCTATGGTCGTGCGCGGCCGTGGCTTTGGAGTAAAACCATGAAGTACGATGAAAAGCTTATTGTTATGCATTGCGAGGCGCTCCATCGCCACATGATTGTGCAGCTTGAGAGTCAGGTCAGGGCCAGCTTTGTTTATTTTACACAAGGTAGACTTGGTACCGCCTTAGTTGAGGAGATGAAGCACGATATAGGCTGGACGTGGCAAGATAGCGTGAGCATGAGTTCACCATGAAAGATAAAGACGTGAGTAAGAAAGAACTGAAGCGGCAGATTGTCGAACTCCAGGTGGGCATGCGCTCAATGGAAGTACTTCTAGCAGGAGTACTTGAAGAGGTCGGCGGTGAGCTAGAGATTGACACGCGCACGATGTTGCGTCGGCAGCTCGATGGCGAGGTCACACTCATTGTCGAAGAGATGGGCGATAGCCGCCACAAGCTCGTGCTGCAGAAAGGAGAAGAGGATGGACAGCAAGAAGGCGACCCGCTTGATTAGAAACAACTTTATAGTCGGGGGCCAATGCGCAGTCCAGTTGATGCAGATGCAGACATTGGCGTATGCTTTTCGATGGGAGCTGAAAAGGCAGATGCAACATAGTATTACTCCCATTGGAGGTCTTACGCTTACACTTGAACAGGAGATGTTAAGAGATGACTAGGAAGAAGAAGAAGAAGGTATCTACTGGCACCAAAGGGCACTACAACGGCGTCATTTATGAGCGTATCACTCCCGGCGAGGCCAAGGCGAACGACGCCTGGCCTCCGCTGGACGCGCTACTGGAGAAGTTTGATGACCTTACACAGCGGCGTATTTACAATGTGGTCTGCGATATCGTCTATGCAGAGGTGGACCGCATGCGTCGTGATTGCGCCTCAGAACACCTGGGCCCGCAGTATTAACCTGGTAGGAGCATCGATATGGGAAGTAATGATCTAAGCAGCCTAAGTATGCGCCGGCTCATGCACGCTGCCCTTAAGCAACAGCTAGGCTATGGGCCTTTTATGCATGACACCTTTTATGGGAAGTTAAAGTGGGCGTTGAGCGCTCAGCTACACGGCAACCTGTCGGAAGCTATATACAGTGAACTGGCAGCTTAGCGCCCGAACACCTTGGTTCTATGAGTTGACGGGCGCAACTGAGGCCCTCAACTTGACGCAGTATCCAGGCGTCTACTGGGACCGATACAAGAACTGCTGGATGATACCTATTGAACTGAAGGAGAGGATTGAAGATGGCATCAACAAAGAGTGACATACCGGCCTGGCAGCGGGCCATACATGAAGTGGCCAAGGAGAAGGGCTGGTGGGATGAGCCACGCAACACGGGCGAGATCATTGCGCTGACACACAGTGAGCTGAGTGAGGCCCTCGAAGGCGCGCGCGCAGGCAATCCACCAAGTGATAAAATAAAAGCGTATTCTTCACTTGAAGAAGAGTTGGCCGATGTGGTAATACGTATTCTAGATTGGGCAGAGCATGACGGCCTAGATATCGTAGGTGCCATGGAAGCAAAGCTTGACTACAATCGCGGACGAGACTATAAACACGGTAAGAAGTTTTAAAACACAAGGAAAAGGACAGAACAATGACAGAGACAATTGACAGCATGCCGGACGAGAAATGGGCAATCCTCAAGGAGTACCGCACCAAGTATCGGGCCTTAGCTACCAGCACAGAGACAGCTAACAAAGAGCTGGCCGAGGAAGGCGCGGCCAAGGCCTACAAGATGGTCGAAGAGCCCATGCCTCCTGTGGTGTGGACGAGCAGTCCATTCGTTGGTATGCTTATGGCAGCACTGGTCGAACAAGACCCAGATGGTGAATTGCGTAAGATCTTCGGGCCTTACGAGAAGTTCACCAAAGAGATCTACGATGCCGCGTCAGAAGAAGACCAACGCAAGCTACGCACAGCCAGCCGGCCCATGCTTGAGCGCGCAGCTCATGGACAGCAGGATCTGTATTGGCTTGCTCACTGGGACTTCGTCTTGAAGCATCTACCAGTGACCTATGACGGGCCGTCCATTGAAGGTCATCTCCAGGTGGCTGAGAATGCTGGCTGGTGGTGGATGCTAAGCGATGTCTGCATCATGTCAGACCGCCCATGTGTTATCTTGGCCGATGAGAACGATAATGGCCATGCCGAACATGGGCCCTACTGGGCGTATCGTGATGACTTCAAGATGTATGCATGGCATGGCCAGCGCATCCCAGCTGAGTGGATCGAGGACAAAGAGAACATTGACCCATCGTTGGCCCTGACTCACCCCAACATCGAGCAGCGTCGATGCTTGGCCGAGATCTTGGGCTGGCACACGGTCATTGAACAGCTGAATCCTAAGATCATTGACAAGGACCCTGATCCTCAGATTGGTACGCTGGTCGAGGTCGACTTGCCAGATCATGGGCCATGTAAGTTCTTGCGTGTTCTAGAGGAGAGCACTGGGCGTGAGTTCGCCCTGTATGCTGCACATGAAGCCAATACAGCCCTTGAAGCTCAGGCCCTAGCGCATCAGATTGATGTGGATCTGATCAAGGGCGGGTTTGTGCGCACGTGAGTTTGGGCTCATATGGTGGATATGGGCTTTTCGATGTATTGCTAGAAAAACTCGACTCGCAGCTATGTGATACTAGTGAGTGGTACGATGAGCTAGATCAAGCGTTATGGCGCGACGTAGGTGGGTTTGATATGGGCCGTACGCTGCGTAGAGAAATATTAGACCAAACAACAAAAAGGAGACAATGATGTCTGATGAAGAAATTGTAGACAACAATGGAGTTAGCTTTCACGGAGAGGTGTGTATCATTCGTGCTGATCTTGAAGGTGTCACTGAGCTGCCTCAAGGGGCTAAGGAAGTCAAGGCTGACGAGCAGAAGAGGCTCTTGGTTGCGCATAGCGAGAGTGGGCATCACCACTACGTGAACGCAGCTGAGGCTAAGTTCTACGGCACTGACGACCCACTTGTGTGCTATCTGCAAGTGGCAGGTCAAGAGGCGTATCTGCGTCATGCTAAGCCTGCCTCTGCGCCAGACCGACACAAGACTCAGCGGCTGCTTAAGAACAAGGCAAAGGGCAATGGACTCTTCATCGTGAAGAAAGCGCGGGAGGAGACCCCTGAAGGCTGGCGACAAGTTCAAGATTAGGCCTAAGGCTCATAGTGACGAGGTCTGCATACGCTTAATGGGGAAGATACTGCGGGACGGTCCCTACTGGGGCACCCGAGACTTCAATCTGAAGCGTATGCTCGATGAGGACCTTTGGAATCTAACCGTCTGGCACAACAGCTTCTACCTATAACACTTACCTGCCCTGCTCATGGTCAATCCCATGGGCGGGGCTTTTCTACGTTCTACAATATGTATAATACAACAACAAGGATATTCACTTGGCTACGATTACGACCACTAGACTGGATTGGTCCCCCGACGAAGACCGCAATTGCATAGTTTACACCTACTCTACTCCTCTTGATGCCGACGACGACTTGCTCGGGCCCACGATCGACGCGCGAAAGTTCGCAAGCGTCTTTGTGACCATAGAGACTGATCAGGATTGCACGCTCCAGATGCAATTCAGCGAAGACGGCACGAACTTCGACCGCGTCAAGCAGATCGATATTGATCAGACCATTGGCTCAGGTAGTGTGCATGGCCTAGGCATCGTCACGCACTACTTCCGCGTTCGCGTAATTAACGGCAGTACGAACCAGGGCGCGCTGCGCATACAGCAGTCGTTCCACGAGTCGCGCTCACCGTTCCTTGTCAGCTCGCCTAACCAGACCATCTCGCGTGTCAATGACGTGCAGCTTACCAGAACGACCAATGACCCTTACCTCGATGTTTCCGCGGGGCTGTTTGCTGACCGCTTCACGGTACACAAGTTTGGTGACAATTCAGACGTTGGGACCGCATCATTCGAGGATATCTGGGACGCAGGCGGTACTTACACGTGGCCTACAGCGGCTGAGACTGTTCGCGTAAGGTCTGGTGGGAATACAAACGATACTGCAGCGGGTACTGGTGCGCAGAAGATCATAGTGCAAGGGCTTGATACGAACTTCGATCCGGTTGAAGAAGAGATCACACTGGCGGGCTCGTCCGCAAGCTCTTCGACTACTGCGACGTTCCGCCGAGTGTATCGTGCGTATGTGACGGACAGCGGCGCTTATGGCGGCAACAATACGGGCGACATCCTGATCGAAAACACGTCCACGAATCAACTGCTCGCAGATATTCAAGCGGGCAAGGGCCAGACCGAAATGTCCATGTACACGGTACCTGCGGGGCATAAGGCCTACTTACGGCGCGTTACGATGGAGGTCGAAGCATCAAAGCCCGCAGAGGTGCGCTTCTGGCAGCGGCAGAACGCAGATGATGTGACCACGCCATTTACTGCGCCGCGTATTGTGCACGATACTTTGGCCCTCGAAGGCACGGAGAACATTGAGTTTGCTGTGTTTCCTGAGTTCCCTGAGAAGACCGATCTATGGATGGATGCCATAGCATCGTCAGGCGGTGGTGCAACACAAGTTGACATCGCATACGACTTGGTTGTAGTTAAGTCTCTTACCCCGGTGACGCCACAATGATGTTATTTAGACCAAAAAACAGCTCTGCCCCGTTCATGCACGGCTACGCCTTTAAGTACAAGTTTAAGGGGCACCGCCCAGGACTACGTAAAATTTATGTGCTCATGCCTTTTAACTTACTGTTCCGTCTAGGTTCGTATGTTATGCGCGTGGGCCGCTGGATGAAGCATGGATGAAGCTACACCCTTACCAGCAAGAGGCTATTGACACTGCGTTGTCTGCTCCGGCCCATCGATGGGTAATTAACTTCGACACGGGCCTAGGCAAGACGCGCACAGCAATAGAGTTTGCTAAGCAGGTAGGGGCCAAGCGCGTCCTGATAGTTTGCCCTGCAGTGGTGCGCATTGGCTGGCTTCGAGAGCTGGCCAAGTGGGGCTTTCCAGAAGAGGCCTCTATCATCAGCATAGGGCGCGACCGTGAGAAGGGTCTTAGTAAGCCCGCCTTAGAGCGCAAGCGTAAGGCCTACGCGGCCACAGTACAGATCGTGTCCTATGACCTCGCCCACAACGTGGCGCAGAAGGGCTGGGACCTCATCGTGCTAGACGAGCTGCATAAGCTCAAGTCGCCCTCATCAAAGCAGAGCAAGGCCGTCAAGGGCATAGCGCGCAGGCACAAGGGCGCTATCCTAGGCCTGACTGCTACACTGATGCCTGACCGAGTCACTGACCTTTACAATCAGCTCGACATCATCTGGCCCAGACGCTGGGGCAAGCTGCAGCAGAACGGCAAGGCCTCCTACGAGTTCAACAAGCGCTACTCGCTGGGCTTCAATCCCAAGGGCTACGGCATCAAGTGGGAAGGCGTTAACGAGGTGCATCTAGATGAGCTGCGGCATCGGCTGGCTGCAGTGTCATCACGTGTGACTAAGGATGAGGTCGCGCATCTACTCCCAGCGTTCACTGTGCGCCTTCTACAGATAGGTGACAAAGAAGCCCTTGACATCGGACGCATTCCGACCGACGTATTAAAGGAACTGCACAAACGCGCAGACAAGAAGACAAAGGAGATTGAAGAATGGGCAAAGGAAGCAATGGAGGAGACGAACCACGCCGTTATTTTCACCCACCGCAGAGAGTTGGCGAAACGTATCCCATCGGAGTACACGATTACTGGGAGTATGTCGCCCGACAAGAGACTAGCGACGATCGATTCTTGGACGCGCTCCGGTGGGCTCCTGGTAGCGACGATGCACGCCGTGGGGATTGGTATCAACGGTTTGGAGATAGCAAATCGCGCCCTATTCGCCGAACTGTACTATCGTCCCGAGACGGTAATTCAGGCACTGGGACGTCTTGACCGCCTGGGCACAGATGAAAAGACCATCGTCGACTTTCTTGTCTATGCAGGAACTATCGAAGAGCGTATAGCTATGTTGGTACAGGAGAAGATGGAGTCGATTAGCTCCATCGTGGACACAAATGAGAAAGAACTAGGCGTGCAGCGCTTGCTATCATTGGAGCCGGACAGCGAAGATGAGTGGCTTGCGGCCTTGCACGACGTAACAGAGGGGTACGTTGAAGATGATTATGAATAACGAGCATCTTAGGACAAAGCTTTACACCAATCTGGTTGGGTACGTGAAGTACAGTTCACCTATATGGGCTATGTGGGACGAGTTATGGGACCGCAGCAGCGGTGCTAAGGCGCATATACACGACACGCTCAGACGAGGCGAACATGTTTACAAATAAAGACCTAATTGACGCTATGGGTCCGGTCTACATACAGGTACACCGTATACATCCAATGTTGGCGCGAGCATCAGGACACGGAGACGCGTACGGCCGCAACATGTATGAACTACTTCGAGTACAGATGAGAGGATTCTTCTATGACTTCACTTAAGATCTTAGAGGACAAGGACACGGGCGGAAGCGGTACAGGTAACTCCCTCTATACCAATCCATGCGGACGCAAGACCATACTCGATAAGAAGCTTGGCAGTGGTTCAGGCGCCGATGCAAGCGTTGGGCGCATGTTCCATACGCTTATGGAGTACTGGTACCCAGGGAAGATGAACGAGATTGCGCTGCCTGATAGTGATGTGACTGCTAGCAGCTGGGCTGCGGGCGAGGCTATGCGACTGTTCACGGCCTACACTGAGCGCTACAAGCCCACAGACCTAGAGGTCATATCGATAGAGCAGCAACTGCCCTCGAACGACGAGCAGAAGCACGCCCTACATGAGGCCTTTGGTATTCCTATCACAGCGCGTATGGATATGCTCGTTAACATTACACAAGAGCACATTGACGCTATGGCCGAGACGCGGCCTGAGCTGGCTGAGATTCAGCCTGGGCGCTGGATATGGGACTTCAAGACCAAGAAGCGTACGGGTAATACTGATGTCTTTCGCTACTCGGTAGACACACAATTCATGCTATACCCGGCTTTGTGGAACTACCTGCACCCGGACGAGCCTGTGCTGGGCATGATTGCTGACTGCATCGTACGCAACAAGGAGGTCAAGTTCTACACCATCGCGGTGCCAGCACTAGACGTTCATGAGGCCATGAGTATCTTGGTGCCCTACTACCAGCGGAAGTACGCGACACATAAACTCGGTCATGTAGAGTTGACTGCGTGCTTTGATTGGGGCAAAGTCTGCCCGCACTATGAAACAGGCGCTTGCGACAGGAAGCCATCAACATGAACATAAAAGAACTGAACCAGGCAGTGTCTCGTAGTAACGCAGTTGAATGCTCTAAAAGTGCGCTAATGTACAATCGCGTCATTGTTGACTTTAACTGGTTCTCGTTTGATCGCTATAACTTTAACTTAGAGAGTGAGGTGCTTCGATGGGTTTGGTCGAAATGAGCAAAGACATGGTAGAGATGAGTGTAGACATTAACAACACGGATCGGATTATGCTGATTGGGCCGCCCAAGGCAGGCAAGACTGTGGCTGCAGCGACATACAGTGCGCAGTGTCCTGATGTATTGCCCGCCAAGGAGCTGACCAATCTAGAGGACACATTGATCTGGCAGTTCGACGAAGAGGGCAGTAAATCACTGACCTATCTGAACTTGAATGCGCCCGTGATTGACTTCACCAAGTGCAAGACCTTCCAAGACCTGCAGAAGAAACTGAAGGAGGCCATGAAATATACGGCCGAAGCAGTTGCGAGCGGCAAGGTGAATGTGGTAATCATCGACACGCTCACAAGCTATGACCATGCTCTGGTCGGGCACTATGGTGGTGTCTATCCAGAGAAGAAGGACTCGATGGCGCTTTACAACAATGTCAAGCTCAAGCATCAGGTCCTGCAGAAGTTCATGCGGTCGCTCGACTGCTCGTATATACTGATTGCGCACACTAAGACCGTGCATGCAGCAGTAGAGAGCACTGAAGCGGCCACTAGGGCTAAGGCCCAGAACTTGGCGACAGGAGGCGATATTGTGGCAGCTATTACAGGCGGAGGGGCAACCCTCTGGAAAGCTGCGGTATCGTATATCTGGCCGGTCCTTGCCAAAAAGGTTAAGGGTCAGCAGCTCATGGAGCATTATGTTTTGCCTAGGGGAGGACAAGGCTTTGAAGGTGGTGGACGATTTCCGTTCCTTGCCGACAAAGAACCAGCACACCTGGGACTTCTATTTAAAAAGATTAACAGTTATGGAGAAACTAAATGAATGCAGTACCACAAACAATCAACTTCAATGAAGCAGATGTCGCGTCGATGGGGCGCCGTAAGGTTCTGAAGAATGGCTGGTATGAGGGCATCGTGCAAGCTAAGGCCACGACAAAGCTGGCCAAGACGGGCTCTCTTATGATGTACGTACCTATCTCAGTACTTGACGCCGAAGGGGAGCCGACCAAGTACAAGACGGACTATCGTATCATCTTGCCTGTGGCCAACCCTGAACATGAGGGCCACACTGCGCCCAATACAGGCGGGTTCTGTCACAGCTACCTGAATGCAGTCAATGCTGATCAGTTCCCGCGTTTTCCTAAGCGCGAAGGTACTGAGTTCGTGTTGCCTGATGGCACTGTCATGACCAATGAGGAAGCTAGCGAGTTCCGTACACAGCTCAATACCAAGATCGTTAAAGAGATGGTATCGCGCTGGAATGACCCAGATTCCTTTGAAGATGACACTCTGTTCTTCCAGGTGCAGCGCAACGACAAGGATTATCCTGAGATCGTTCGTGTGTCGGGCGAAGCTCCTGACGGCGAAGAGGTCATCTGTGAAGATTTCGTAGCGTAAGGTCTTCTTCCTGCTTTATGCTACTGCCCCGGGAGCCTAGCCACGAGCGGGCTCCTGGGGTTTTCTTTTGGAGAACACAATGACTAAAGACAAAGATGACTGGCTAGCAGAGGGTCGTCGGTTGCAGGCTTACGCGGCCGAGCCTGACGAATTCCCAGCCTGGCTCCACAACAACGCCGATCGCCTGATCGATGGGTGCGAACGGGCGGAGATATGGTGCGTTATCGAGTGCGGCCCGAACACGCCCATAAGCTTACATCGAACTAAAGCTGGCGCAGAACAGGAATGCGCTACCAGGGTAGAGCGACTAAGACCGCATTTTGGCGACGAGGCAGAGCGGTTTTATGCTGTCGGAGCGGAGGTGCTGCATGCCTAAAGAAACCACAGCAGAGCTGATTGCTCGACAGGACAAGGAGCTAGCCAATATGGCAGCTATGTGGGACACGCTATTTGAGCGCTTTCAGCAGGTACAGCAGCTGTCCGAGAAGCGGCGAGTGATGCTGGAAGACTTGCAGTGGGATATGCCTATGAGTGGCCTCCAGTTCTGCATACTGTGCAAGCAAGACTACAACGGACGCAATACGGACTGTGCCCCCGACTGTGAACTTGCTGAGCTAATCAAAGAGTGAGCTACGACCCTAAGAAGTTTGGGGCCAAGTGCGACTCATGCCCCATCAAGTGCAATCCGGTCCCACCGCGCTCAGCCAGCTCATCCCTAGCCATCATAGCAGACCAGCCAGGCAGCGCTGAAGAGAACGCAGGAAGGCCATTCGCGGGGCATTTCGGCAACCACGTACGTCGCGCCCTCAAGGCTACGTCTACCTCCGCGCACCTAACCTCCGCCATCCTATGCAAGCCTGACCGCGTCCTTACGGCCAAAGAAGAGAAGAAGGCCATGCTAGCGTGCAAACCGCGACTAGAGCGCGAGCTGAAGAGGGCCAATATCAGGACAGCGTGTGCTATTGGACGGCAGGCCTTCCTATCTACCGTAGGCATTGGTGAGGTCAAGAACTGGATGGGTGCACCTTTAGAGGGTATGCACGGTATTCAGGTTATTCCTATGCCCTGGCCAGGCAATGCGGCCATGCTGCCGGTCTTCAGGCTGTGGATTAACCGAGCAGTGCACCTAAATAGGGGCTCCCTGAGGCCCTGGAAGTGGCCTGCGCTGCCGTATGACGATCCGAGTACCTACGCCCTCGAAGATCTCAAGCGCCCCTTAGATGCCATTTATGAGGCCAAGGAGCCCGTGGCCATCGACATTGAGACTGCGGGCTCGGACCCGCTAACGGCGCCTATTCTGTGCATTGGGTTTTCTAATGGCCAGAATACTGTCACGCTATGGTGGCCGATCCAGGACCCGGGCCTAGAGAAGACGGCCAGGGCCATACTCAAAGAGCTGCCCACCATCGCCCATAATGGCATGCACGACGTCGTAGGGCTCGAAGCCCAGGGCTATGCGATGGACAACTACTACTTCGATACGCTCCTGGCGCATGCTATTGTAGCGCCCCAGATAGCCCACGATCTGGGCTTTGCCTCTAGCTGCTACTTCCATATGCCGCGCTGGAAGACGGCCTTCAAAGCCCACGCTAAGGCCAAGTACAAGCATACAGGGCTCAGGGCTTTCACAGATGGACCTCGCAACGAGCTGATGTTCTACAACGGCAAAGACGCCTACATGACGGCCATACTCTACAAGAAGCTCAAGAAGAGCTTGCAAGATACACATAATGGGCAGGCCCTCTTCGACGATCTCATGCTGTATAGCCGCATAGCCATGCGCATGAAGCTGCACAGCGTCAAGATCGATCTAGATAAGCGCGAAGAGCACCGCGTAGAGCTGCAGAAGCGCGTAGACGTGGCTCGTGAGCAGTTCAAGGCCCTCGTGAACGGCAAATATCGCCCAGGACTCAATGGCCAGGCCAGATGCCTCAGTAAGCTCTTCTTCGAGGATTTGGGTTGCCCTGTTATTACGCGCTCAGCAGAGACCAATCAGCCAAGCCTGGACGCCCAGGCACTGCAGAGCAGAGCTGCAGGCGTCGACGCCTACGCGTCGGCCTGCGCGAGGGCCATACTAGCCATTAGGAAGCCCTACACGCTACTTGCGACATATGTGGACGGCCTAGATCTAAAGGAAAAAACATACATTCAGCCCGAGTGGAAGCCCTGGGGCACCGTTACAGGGCGCTGGTCATCTAAGGAGCCTAACTTCCAGAACTGGCCCAAGAAGATGCGTGATATGGCCGTTGTACGCAGGCCTGAGAACTGGATTGTGGCCGCCGACTACAGTCAGATGGAGCTGCGCATTGTGGCTGCGCTGGCTCAGGACCCCTTATTACTCGAATGGTACGCAAACAACGAGGATGTGCATACAATCACGGCCAAGATGCTATTCAATACAGGTATAGTGACTAAAGGCCAAAGAAACCTAGCAAAAGCAGTCGAGTTCAGCTTCAACTACAACATCAGTACAGATGTCACCACAGTCTGGAAGAAGCTGGCCGAAAGCTATCCCAAGCTGACTATTTGGCAGCTCAAAGGCCTACGTAAGAAGTGGTTTAACGCCCATCCAGCCATACGGCACTGGCAGCTGGCCCAGATTAAGCTCGCGGAATCACAGGGCTTTATCGAAGAGAAGCTCTCAGGGCGCCGAGAGTACTTCCATGGTGGTCATGTGGACCCTAACCAAGTTTTGAACTTCCCAGTCCAGGGCTTCGCCGGTACACTTATGAATAGGGCCTTAGTTGCTCTCGACAAGGAGATTCGCTGGGGCGAGGAAGGCATAATCGCCCAAGTCCACGATGCGGCCTACCTTGAAGGGCCAGACCCTGAGCGGCTAGCCGGTCTGCTCAATAAACACATGTATCAGACCATCTCGTATGAGGGCTTTGATATCGAATTCCCTATCGATGTTGAGATAGGCAAGAATCTACTGGAGTTAGAACCGTATGGAGATACCGCATAAAGTTCGCATGGGCGGCCACACAATTACAGTGGTGATGGACCCGAAGCTAGCCCAAACAGAGGACGCGGTAGGCCTTTACGAGCACGAGAGGCTGCGTATCAGAGTACAGTCAGATATGCTGCAGACGCTTAAAGAAGAAGTATTCATACACGAGCTAGTAGAGGCCGCGTGTGTGTTCGGTGAGATCGAGCTAGACCACTCACAGCTGCAGACGCTCGCGGTGCACCTGCATCAGGCTTTGACGTCGTCCGAGGGCTCTTCGTAAGGACGCAAGGTATTGATGTCGGCGCCCATGTCAGTGTCCCACCCAGAGCGTAGATAGTCTCCGCCACCGTCCACAAAGACGGCTCCGCACTTACAGCGCACAAAGTCATGCCTGAACTTGCTCTGGATGACGTCCTCACATAGGGCGCATTGCCACTTCATGCCCGCGCTCATAGCTTGTACAGCTTCCCATCAACGACACAGCGCTGGTTCACAATAGGGATGAACTGGGCGTGCCCTGTACCGTTGGGCTCCATGTGGATGGTGCCGAAACCATGCTGCCAGTCGCGATTGACCTTGGCCTTGTGCATGTAGTCGATGTCGTCAGTGTCGCCGAGCCAGCCCACTGACATACCCACATGAGTCTTGCCTGAGACCGTGCCACCATACACAACATTGCCACGGTGCGTATGACCAATGACGATGTTATCGCCGAAGTCCGCCAGAGACTGAGCTGCCGCATGTTTGCCACTCCGCCCCAAGTCATGAGTGAAGTGAATCTGCCCGATGCGATGAGTCTCTTTGTAAGGCACGTACTTCCAGCCGTGCTCTTTGAGCTGCAACACCTTAGGGATACTGACTGTGTTGAACAGCTCTGGCGCCTTCTCTGATAAGTAGCGCTCTAGTCGGTACTCATGATTGCCTGCGATGAAAATACGCTTACACTTCTTAGGAAGTGCAGACGTTAAGTCTGCTAGCGCATCCACTGTAGCATTGACCTCACTCTCTAGGTCATAACGCACGGCAGGGCTCTTGGTATGGAAGCTTACGCTGAAGAAGTCGGCGAAGTCCCCAATTATTACACAATAATCAGGTTTCCAGGCTTTGGCGCATTTCAGAAATAGGGCCCAAGCAAGTTCGTCGACAAAGGGGTGATGACAGTCCGGAACAACGAGGATTCTTTTCATGCCCTGGAACGTACACTATTCGCTCATACCTTGCAACCTGCGCATACGGTCGATATGATCAGCGAATTCTTGACTGTTTAGCTCCATAGGCTCCTCCGCGGGAGGGAAGGGCATTGGTAGGCCATTAAATCCGCCCGGAGGTGTAGGATATGGGAGTGTATCCTTGTAGTTATAGCCCAGCTCTTCGGGAAGGTCAGGCTCTGTGCCACCTCTGCGTCTAAAGGGTGTAGGTGGAGCGAATTCAGGCCATTCTGCGCCCTCGCCAAAGTCTATATATGTGCTATGAGGAGTTTCAACTTGTTCATAATTAGGCGCATGAAGTAAATCATCATTGAATGTGCTCATCGTGACTGCCATAGGATCCGCATCGAACGTAGTACGCTCTACGTACCGCTGCATTTCAGGGTCCTCTAGGCGCCCAGACGCACGGGCTCGATCCTTCGTTACAGGGAAACCCATAGCACTATTGGAAGCAAAAGGGATCACATCACCCCAGGACTCGTACGCATGAAACGCGGGCTCTTTGGTTGTTACAGCTGGGTCATCTTTATCAGCTCGATATACATATGGAGCATCGCGCGTACTGAACTGCTCGTTTAACACGTCTGGATAAGTGGCTGATAAACGTGTATGTGAAGATCTTTCTTTCTTCTCGTTCGCTTTTATATCACGTAAGAGTCTATCCCACATGAGACGTGAGGCGGGTTCGGTCATTATTCTATGTCTCCTTCGAGTCCAAACAGCAGCCGTAGCTGGTCGACTTCGAGGTGCTTGCCAGGACATACCTTGTTAGGCCATACCTTGCTTTTAGAGAGCTCTGTATGCCCAGCGAGGGTCGCGGTAGGGTATTGCTGTTTCAGGCGCACACAGAGCCCTGCAAGAGCTCTCAGCTGTGCTGTAGTTGGCTGGTGCTTACGGAAGTCCCCGTCGAGGGCGATCTGGATGCCTGCAGTGTTAAATCCGGCCGCTGCATTGGTCCGATAGCACAGTTTGACGCACTGCTCCACGCGGCCGTCCTTACCGATGAAGAAGTGGTAGGGCATCCTAGGCCCTACGCCCTTCAGGTCCTTGTTGTGGAACCAATTGGCCACACCTACACCAGTCCTGGCTACAGTATTGCGGTGAATGATGATGTACTTGATACGATCGGGCGTGCGCTTGAGGCGAGAAGGCCAGCCGTCAAGGCTGCACTCAGCTATGGTATTAAAGACCTGCAATGAAGCCTATCCCTACACCAGCTAGAAGGGCAGCTAGGCCCACGCCTCCGACCTCCCACCAGGCCCATTTACCTGCGATCTCCACGTCGTGCTCGTACTGTAGCTGACTCAAGTCGGCCTCGTATTTGAGCTGGAGGTAGTCCTGGGTCTCATCCAGCGCCACTTGACAGAGCTCTGGGTACCGCTCCAGGAGCGCCAAGCGTAGAGTGACCTCAATGGACAGCTCGTAGGGCAGGACAGTCTCGTTCTGCTCATTGATACGGGCAGCTGGTAGGTCTGTCGGCCATGGGGGTAATGTAGGTGCTTTACCTACGTTTGCCGTTAAGATAGTCAGCAAGGTCAATGGTATCAGAGACATCTTTAGACTCCTTCAGTGCTTGGTCTTTGGCGTCAGCTATACGCTCGGCTACCTGCTTCTTCTTCAGGCGCTTGGCCCGCTCAGCTAGAGGGATGTTAGCGTTACGCTTGGCCCTGGCATCGTCACCAGCTGCTTTACGCGCCAGTAGACGGCCAATAACCAGCAGAGCTAGGCTACTTGCTGCAAGAAGTAGGCCACTAAGGAGCTGTTTCATCTTGACCTTTCGTAGGGTAGCGCTCAGCCAGAGCACGAATGCCTTTAAGCGCCGCCCCGCCCAGGAGATAGGTTTCAGCCAGCCCGAGTTCGATAACTGTGAGCTCATGCCACTCACCTCCTGTGAGATAGCCGAAGGCTACCCCAAGTGTTGCCAAAAGGAAAGGGATCCCAAGCACTGCTAGGGCCAGGACATTAGTGCGCCCTAGCTGCATTAGTCGAGCACCTTCAGCACGGTAATAATGAGCCCCATCAGGCCCAGCATACCCGAGCCGTAGTTCACATACTTGGCCACGCTCTTCTCGATTGTGGTCACGCGCAGCTCCAAGGCTTCACGGTCGTCCAGGTGTACCTCAATCTTGGCCAGCTTGAGGTCAAGTTCATGCACGGCACCTACGACGGTGTCAATCTTCTGTTCTAGTCGTTCTTCCGGGTCCATACTATCCTGCCGGCTTTAGTTTGTCGTAAATCTTGATATTGCCCACGATGCCTTCGGTCTCAAGCGCCGCTGTGCGGTCATCGCCAATGTGGATGCGGTCGAGGTCGTCAGGGATGCCTACATCATCATCTGCTGTACCGCCCGTACCGTCTATATAGGTCGTCAGGTTGTCTGTCTGCCACACTGAGCGATGCTCGTGAATTGTACCATCCGATACGTCGCCAGCGATAACTGCATCGCCCCCACTAAGGCCCGTAGCTGCTACACTTGTTCGGCCCGCATCAGTACCGTCATGGACATAGCCCGAGATCTTATCGTTATTGCTGCCGCCATCATTGATTTGCCACAGCGTCCTGTCGCCCGTGTTGTTGAAGTTCGGAAGCAGGAAGCTCGACACCACGGTACCGATTTGATTGTTCGTAACGTTACCGTCATCGCCCTTGTAGTAGAGCACGTCGGCAGAGCGCGTTACAGTGCCTGTAGTCGTAGCGATGTAGCTCGTAGGGTACGCACGAGCCTCGCACTGCACACCAAAGACATGTGTGTTGATTGTACTACCATCGCCCGCGAAAGTGATGTCTGTATCGCCCTCTGCTGTCTGTACCTTGAGCGTGTGGCTTGCTGCTGTTCCAGTGAAGGCGATAGCGCAGCGATACCAGCCCTCACCCCAGTCCTCAATGTAACCCGTAGCGCCCGCACCAATAGTGCCTAGTGCGCCAGTGTTGAGGTTGAAGTAGCCCGTAGCATTCGCCACAGTATCGTCACTCAAATAGAGGTGCGTCTGGTCGCCCTCCTTAGCGAAGCAGCTGAATACATACGTCGTGGCTGTGAGTGTGACTGCCTGAGAATGCCCATGCGAGCCGTCAGTGGCATCAGCAATCATAGCGTTCGACAGTTCAAGCGCCGCAGGAGCCGCAATACCCGTGCCTAGTGAGTCGCCAGCGTCAAGTTCTGTCCACGTGGTGCCCAGGTCGTTCGATTGTACGATGAGATTCGTAGACGAGCGCTCGTTCAGAACGCCCGTGAGGCTAGAGCTGCCATCATTACGAGTAACAACGCGCATCCAGTTATCGCCCACCGCTACCATCTTGCGCACAGAGCTGAGGTAACAGTCCGCGTAGGCAATACTGCCTCGCGTGTTGACAGTAGGCGCCTTAGTGCCGATAGCTGCGTGGGGCCAGATGCCGCTCAGCTTGTAGAAGCGCTCAGCAGCAAGTGTGTCCTGGTCATGCCCGGAAGCGCCCAAGCCACCTGCACCGAAGTCCCACCAACCAAACCAGTACAGGCAGCTATCGGGCGAATTCCCAGAGCCAATAGCATCGTCGAAGAGTGAGAGATTGCCGCCGCCAGAGAGCGTGCCCATGGCCGACACGTCCTCAGTATCAGCAGCTGTCCCATTGACGTACATACGGCCACTACCGCTTGCGTCATGGAAATAGAGGTAGTGATTGATCTCCTGCGCGCCTACCGTAGCATCGAAGTCCTCGAAAGTGCCTCCAGAATTGACCTGGAGCTTGGCCGCGACATCGTTGAAGAATTCGATGTATGTGCCGCCACCAGTATTGGTACTAAACGTACGCACGCCGGCCGCTGTAGCAGTAGCACTGACCCACTCAATAACGAAGTCATTCGTACCGACCTGCATGCCACCTGTGAGACTGTAGTACTTGTTGGCGCCTGCAACAGCTCTAGCGCCCGTAGTGCCATCGGAGAATGGCCCGAATACGCCCACGACAGGATCGGTGTTACTGCCCGCAATGGCGAAGTTGCCTGCCGAGCCACTGTTGGCATTCCAAGTGCTCGTCGTAGCATCGGTGCCAATGTACGTATTGCCCGTAATGGTGCTGCCATTGATCGTGAGGTCGGTATCTAGCTTGGTCGGACCATGCACTTCGCCCGACCTGAACAGTTCGAAAGTAGGCGCAGCTGAGCCTGATGGCTTGGCTCGCCACGCAGTATGAGGGTGCCCACCACCACGCAGACGGCCCCTATCCCTAAACTTATGAGCCACGGTTTATTGATTAGTCAGGGTGACCGACATGGTCATGAGAGCAGCCGCATTGGTACCAGTACCATTCAATGTCAGCTGTACCATGCTATCCCCACCCACAGGGACCACTACAGCAAAGCGATAGACTGAGGTCGAGACCAGTGCGGTATGCAGCAGATCGTATTGACGCCCGTTCAGTACATTAAGGTCGATCTCATTAGCGGCCTGATTCTCTTCCAGATACTTGAAGTAGTTGGAATCATGCGAAGGCCTGCCTGCGACCTCTAGCGTAAGGCCTGTGACATCAGAGTGATGCGTATAAGTGCACCAGCAGGTCATCATATTGAAGCCTTCGGCGCTGAACGTGGTCGTACGGTCAGCTGCCAGCGTAACAGCATCGAACACGTCGACCGTGCGTAGCTCTTTGAATTGGGTAAATCGGGGGGACATTCTATTAGACTCCTATTCGTCTTATTATAGCAAATCGTTACTTAACAGCCGAGGGCTTTTTCTTAAGTGTTTCTGCGGCCTTCTTGGCCTTCTCGCGTACGGCCCAGTCAGGCGTAACACCGTACAGATCGACAATACCACCCGATCCTACAGGGTTATCAAACACGAGCTTCTCAAATGGGCCCAGATGACGCGATGCAGCCAGTCTGCCCATGAACTCACCGGCCTGCTCGAACTGACCCTGCCGCATCATCAGCTCATAGCTGTGCATAGCGGCCTTAGAGGGCCCTCCCCAGGTATCGAGGAGCTTGCCCATGGCCTTCTTGCTCATCTTTTTGGGGCCCAGGTTGTCGTACATCTTGGACAGATCGGTGACTATCTCCTCACCTGACTGGGTCACCATGCCCGACTCAGGGTCATAGCCCATGAGATTGAACAGCATGGCATGTACAGCCGGGTTGGCGAAGTCCATGACGGGACGGTCGAACATAGCGAAAGCAGACGCTGGGGTCTCTACGCGCATGGTCACGAATGAGCCTGAGGGGACGTCCTTCTGCCAGCGCTTGGGCGCAGTCATCATGCCCTGGCCCTTCTGCCACTCAGGAGTGCCTTCCTCGAAGGCTGGCGCTTCTGCAGCGAAGTACTTGGACTCTAGATAGTCCTTGGTCCTCTCCATGACCTTGAGGCGATTGGGGTGCTTGATCGATTGCTTGACTGCAAACGGCAAGTAGAACCTGTTCCAGCTATAGAAGGGCACAACCTCGCGCATGACCTTTTTCTCGAACTTGGTCATACGGTTAAAGTTACCACTAAGGTCCGAGGTCAGCTGCACAGCCCGCGTGATGTCAGCGTGCTTGAGGCTCTTCAGGTTGTTCATGAACGTCGAGATACGGTAGACCTGATCAGGTATGGCCGCAGCCTTAAAGAACAAGGGCTGCAATGTCGCCCACTGAGCAGCCTTAGCTCCTGCTGCAAATATATTAGGAACGCCTCCAATGCTTTTGCCTGTCTGCATGGCCTTACCGAAGCGCTCGGTGTTCATCTCTTTGAGGCCGTACTCTTTCATGATGTCGAGTACGCCAGCGATAGTGGTCTCTTCGCCCGAAGGCAGCTTGTACTTGATCTTGCCCGCAGTCTTGCTCTTCGAGCCGTCCACAGCAGCATCAATAACTGCAGCAGCTAGTGCCTTGCCATTGACCTCAGGGTTCAATCCCTTCAGGCCGTTAGCGAGCACGTTGAGCCCAATGTCGCCCTGTACCTGCGTGAGGAAGTAGTGCCAGCCCGAGGCGCTGAGCACGCCCGAGCGCCACAGTGACATGGCAGGCTTAGCCAGATACTCATTAGCTACGTCCGCAGCGACCAAAGCCACATGCTTCTCTTGGTTGCCCATGGTAGGCACAAGTTCTTCGATTCGTTGCGTGAATGGCTTAGGCAAGAACACTTGCTGTTGTGACAGCTTCTGGCCAGGCGCAGAGGTCATACGCAGCCATTCCTTGCTCGCCTGCTCTGAGAGCGGCGCCATAGGTACGCCCTGCACATTAAAGCCCTCACGCATGACGGCCTTAGCGGCCTTGCCTGTCTCCTTGGTAGTCTTGGCGATAGCTGCGAAGGTCTGCGGGCTGTGCTCAGAGAGCTCCATGCCTGACGCTTTGAGGGCCTTCTTCATCTCTTTGAATTCTGTGCCGACAGCAATAGCGCGCTTCTGTGCTGGTAGTGACACCTTGAGTTGTGCCTCAACGTCAGCTACTGCGGGACGAGCAGAGTCTTGTCGTGCCTGCTCGGCACCTGAGGCGATCTTGCCCTTACCCTTCTTTGTTGCTGGCAGGCCTAGAGCTGCTGCAACCTCCTCTTCAGGCGCTGCAGTAGCTTCGAACTTCTTACGCGGTACGTAGTCAGGTACTTGGCCTGCGAGCTCCACTTGGCCTCTGTCAGTGATACGCTGCAATGCGCCTGACTCAGCCCCAGCCTCGTACATACCAGTCATGGCTTCTTTGTACTGCTCAACCCGCTTGGTCAGGTTCTTCTTTTCGAGCTGCTTTGCTAGGCGCGCGGGCAGCTCTTCAAGAGTCTTCTCACCTGATAGGAGCTGATAGAAGGGCTCACGCAGATCCTTAGGCAGCTTCTTGGCAGCCTTCTCGGCCTGGCCCGCTAGTTTCTCTACGGCCTGCGATGTAGCCTGGCCCTTATCAGCTGCCGCTAGGAGTGTGTCGGCCAAATACTGTCCCGAGGGGTGTCCGGAAGCCCTCAGAGCTCCGGTCTTCGACAAGCTCTTCGTCGCCTCCAGGCCCAGCTCCGTTATCGCCCCCACGAACGGGAGCTCTTTTGCCACTTTGACCGCGGCTTTGGCGGTGCCTAGAATTGCGCTTGTCGGATCCATTAGGAAGTCGCCGACGAATTGATATGCTAATCGTGAGCCCTCTGGGTTATCGAGGGCACGCTGCTCTAGATGCGGGACCACGTCGTTAAGGATATGCATGGCCTCTTTCTTTACGAAGGCCACCTTGTCTGCTCGTGAGGTGAATGTCTGTTGCCTAGCGCGCATGTTAGCCATGCGCATAGACTCTTTGGCGTAGAAGTCCTTGACCTTATAAAGCTCTTCAGCCAGATCTTCCTTATTGTCTGAGCCTGCTAGTGCTGCGTCCCACATGGCCCCACCAACCTCTTTGAAGCTGGCCTCAGGCATGGTAGCTTGCGGCGCGCCTGACTGTCGTGTAGGTGCTACGTCGATCTTCTCTTCGGGCATGGTGCCGCCCATGAAAGCCGAAGGCCCTGTACGCTCGGCGCGCTCGTAGATCGTCTCTAGGCCTAGCTCAGCCTCGACTGTCTGGAGCTCGTGCTCAGTGAGCGGGGCCTGCCCTCTGGCCTGGATTGATGTCTCCCGGGCCTTGCCCGCTTGGGCGGCGCGGCCGGGAGTCTCCAAGAACGACATGAAGCGCGACTTCTCGAACTTCTCAGGAGGCATAAACGAGCCCTTGGCCCGCTCTTGGAACTCAGCCATCAGCTCTGGAGGGAGATTCTGAGACCCTGCCATCAGGGCCTGGGGTAGATCGATCTCGTCTTCGTGTGCCCGCAGCGTCTCAATGAACGCGCGGTTCTCTGTAGTCTTGAAGCGCTTCTGTCCTAGGAAGTCAGTCTCGGGCGTGGATGTGATGTCGTCAGGCCCAAGGAAGCCACCCTGATGGAAGGCCTTCTCAGCGCTGGCCTCTACGCGGCCCTTACGTTCTAGCCACTCGATAGCACGCGAATTGAAGAGCTTCTCGCGCTCGTCTTCACTGACGTCTAGCCAATTAGGGTGAGTGTCCGCGAGCTGCGTACGGATGTTCTCCGCATCCTCAGGCGAGAGCAAGCCCTTCTTCGAAGCGCTCTGTATGAATTGGCCTTCTAGACCGAAACGTTTCCACTGCTCTTGTTGAGCCTCAGCGATACCTTTGCGATTGAAGGCGCGCTGCATCTCATACTTGTCGCTTGGATCCTGCCAGCCCATATTCGATAGCGGCCAGCCGGGTATAGTGGGATCACGAGGAGCCATGCTATTAGCTAGAACTCGTCCATAGTAACGTCACCGTCGTCTGTGTCGTCTTCTGGAGCAGCTTCAATATAGCCGCGTAGCTGCTCGTACTGCTCTGCGATGGACTCGATCTCCTGGCGATACACTCTCTCATCAAAGAGGCCTCCACCGAAGCCACGCCGCAGTTCGTCCTCTTTGGCGCGTAGCTGGCCTATTTGCTTGGCTACTTGCTGCGCCTGCTTACGTTCCTCAGCTGCTCCAGGCACACGATAAGTCACACTCTGCGCTAGACCTTTGATGGTCTTCAGCATCTGCTTCTCGGCGCCCTCTAGGATCTTAGGCAGGCCGCCTGTGATTTGCTGCACCTGGTACTTCTCAGCTGCGAGTCGGCGCGACTGCGTCTTGCTACCTACAGCGCTACCGTAAACCTTAGCATGGCGTTCGCGCTGATCGAACCTAGCTTTGTCCTGCGTACGCTCGTACTCCTCTTGCTCGGCCTTGACAGCGCGGTCAGTTTCCCAGCGCTGCTGACGGCCTTCTTCGCTGCGTGCTGAGCGCTTCTCACGCCCAGCTTCGGTCTTCTCAGCGGCCGACTTCTTCTCGCGGGCCTTGTACTCTTCGAGGAACTGCTTGTCTTCGGCGGTCTTGGCCTTGATGTCCTCTTGCACCTTTTGCTGTTCAAGGTCTTGGAGATACTTGTTGACGGCACCATGGGCCTGGGAGGCCATAGCCTGCTCTTGATTCGCTTGCTCGATACGCTGCGCGCTCTGCTGTTGGCGCAGTAGCATCATCTTAGCGTATACTGTCGAGCCTAGATCTGGGCCCGCCATGTTATCGTCGTGGCCGCAGGTGCTGTTGAGCGTCCATAGGGCCTGTAGGTAGGCGCTGCGCCCCGTAAGCTGGCTCTGTGGGCATGGGGGCTAGTAGCGAACTAGCCTTGGTTGCTGGCGAACCCGCAGCCATCTGCTCAAGAAGCTTGTCCTTGGGCCCACGCTTTGCTGCAGCTCCTGCTGACATCATGGTTGTTGCGCCCTGCAAGATTGGCGTCACATCATCACGGCCTGGCGCAAGTGAGTCAGACATGAAATCGTAATCCTGACCGTACTCTTCTGCTAGATCAGATTTAGCAGAGCCCTCAGCGAAACCTCCACCAATTAGCCCAGCTACTCCACCGATACCTGCACCGATTGCTGTACCTACACCAGGCCCAAACATACTACCGATACTAGCTCCGAGTGCCATACCAGAAGCCCCTGTGCTCCACATACTAGGAGCTGCGGCCATCTTGGACTCATACTCCTGCTGCTTAACAGCCTTCTCGTACTCCTGGTGACGCTTTTGCGACTTCTGCGCCGCAAGCATCTGCAGCATTCTCATATTCGATTGTGGCATATTAGCTCCCGTAGACCTTCCCAGCGCCGCGTACTCCGCCACCCTGAGCGCTTACACTACCCCCGACGCTTTGCCCGGCACCGCCAAAGTACTGCTGAAGGCCCTCGACATCGCCTGCTGCGATAAGTGAATTAATTAGTTCCTGTTCGCGTCGCTCTTTGTCGCGTTGATCTTGTCGCTCGAAACCCTCGTAGCGCTGTGTATTGGCTAGAAGCTTCTCGGCCATGTCAGCTTGGATACGCCCAGAGCCAGTCTCGTGTTTATTGAGAGCATTAGCATACTGATCCATGCCGCCCATAAAGCCTCCGCGCATAGCACCGGCAAAACCGCCACCAACGCCCCCGCCCATGCGACTGGCTGCTGCACCTGCCATGCGCTGCATGGCCGTCGTCTGTCCCATCAATTGATTCGCTTGGCCGCCTGCTCCGCCCCAGCGCGCTTGATGCTCTTTCATGATATCGCCATACATAGATTTAATACCCGCAGCACCCTCTTCTCGCTGCTGCGTATAATCAGGCCCCGGCTGATCGTTGCCAGCAAACGCCTGCCCATAAGCCATGTTCTTCTTACGCTTCTCTGCACGTTCATCAGATGCCGCAACTACGCCCTTACCTTTGTGCGTCTTAATGATATCCGCGGCGCTCTTCCCTGGAGTATATGCCTGTCCTGTGGCAACACTCGCTCCAAGGTTTTTGAGCAACTCAAAAGCCATATTCGTATCCTATTAGTCTTAGAAGATGTCGGCAGTCAGCATGATGCTAAGCTGCCAAGATGAGATATCAGTCAGTGTCCCGGTCAATGCGCCTGTGCAATCAAGCACAAACGCACGCGGAACCGACGCTGATGTGGTCACAGTAGAAGTGAACCCTGTGTATTTCGTTTGTCCGTTGCCTGCTTCGATAGCGACACCGCTAGAGCCAATGATATCAGTAAAGCCGCCCGAGTGATCGCCCCACTTTAAATCAAACGTAGGTCCAGTTGTCACAGCCTCAGAACCACCAGTACCTAAGTACAGCATGCTCTCGATGCCCACGATAGTGTATGTACGAGCTGTGCCGTCCGCGATGCCGCCTACCAGGCTGAACGATCCAGTAGTTAGATTTGAGGCCACGCCGCCAGCCATACTTAGCGTAATCACTGAACCGTAGCTGGAATCCGCGATCTGGCTTGCGGTGATTGCGGCAGAACCTGATAGATTCTCAGTGGTTAGGCCACTAAGCGCAGTCTCTACGTCTGTGAAGTTCGTATTGAGGTCCGCAGCTTCAATTGTAGCGGCATCAGCAAAGGTATTCGTAACGGTAAAAGCCATTCTATGTCCTTATTTTATAGCAATTCGGCCGCAGTTGTCGATAGGTAACTAATGCCGTAAATCTTATTATTCGTGGTTTTATCGAACAGATTAGCATTGATACCAGATGGCAGCACAGTATGCGATGTAGTTGATGTCAGCATGCTAAGCATGGCTGAGGAGGCCTGGGGCGTAACTCCTGCTATTCGAGGCACAGCACTACTGAAGCGCAGCCCTACGAAGTACTGTGTAGTTGCCAGCACAAGGGCAGGAGCGGTCAGCTTGTGGGTAATCACGCCCGTAGCGGCTGTGCTGACTGTAGCTTGCGTATTGGGCACGGCCTTAAAGCTGTGCGTATCTAGGTAATATAGTCCTATATCCATAGTAGTAGACGCTGAGGCCGTAATCACGCCTACCCGCACATGAGTAGCTTTAAGGCCCTGCACTAACGGCTGACAGGCCTGCATGTACAGCTTATCTGCAGTGCCTCCTATGGTGGCTACATCCTGCGCAGCAGACATGGTACTGAGCATAAGCGCTCGCTGTCCAGGGCGATTATCCCTGCGCTGAGCATAGCTCTCATTCTGCACAGCCAGAGCGTCCTCGCCTAGCTTGGGGCCTCTACCCCCAGGTAGCCTACCCACTAACGCTCACCCTTCGGAACCCAGCCCACAGAGATATCCTGCACCTCTAGCTGGCCACCTGCTTGGCTATTCGTCACCTTGACCGTAGCCCACTGACAGCTCTCGCGGAACATAAGCTTCTTCTCACGTCGTCTAGGATTGGCGAATGCAGCCGTACCAAAGACCGCTGTACCGAACTTGGCCTCGTTGGTATCGCTCGTGGTCATAGTGCCGCTAGTCGCTCGGCCCGCAGCATCGTCAGGCTCGACCTCTACAATCAGGCTATTGGTCTGGTTGCTACCGTTGACACGTACCTGCCGCACGACCTTCTTGATGTCGTCGTATGGGCCCAGTCTATGCGTCTTGATGTAGGCTGTCGTGGCCGTTTGATTGTCGCCCCAAGAACTGTCGCCCATCTTGAAGACAGTGCCGTTGTTCTTTATGAAGAAGATCTGCTCATTGTCAGTGCCATCTTCCCAGGAGATCCAGCTGGCAGCATCAAAGTTATCCCACACCCACCAAGAGCCATGCTTATAGTCATACACCAGCGTAAGCTTATTTGTGCTCTCGCCCTCTGTAGGTATGGAGATGATGTAACAATTCTGCGTTGACCAGTGCACTGACGAAGCGCGCTGTCTCGCGCCCTCTGTTAGGTTGCTCATGATCGTATCGACATCGCCGCTGATCTTCTGTGCCTGCACACCGTTGAACAGGTAGACCCCATCCTCGTGCAGGAAGATGAGGCCAGCTGGCGTACGTTGAATTGTGCTCTCGGCCACGCATCCAACACCGCTAATGACCTTAACTGGGTTGTATAGCCCCAGGCCGCCACGTCCAGCGGAGTCAATGGGACCTTCGCCCAGAGAAACCATGCGCCAGATCGAGTCGTTCTTGAACACCAGGAGATGTTCACCAAGCGAGGTCATGCCTGTGATCTCGCTATCATCGTCCTCCATCAGAATCTCATTGGACTCTTCAGGCCATACTCGATGAAACGGCGCATACCCGCTCCAGCGAATGGTGTTAGGCTGTCCTTTGATATTAGCGCACCACAAGCGATTGTCGAAGAACGTCGTAAAGTTAGCTTCAGGCCAGGCTGCGAGCTGCGGCACCTGATCTCTGTTAAATAGAGCCTTGGTAGTCACTGTGCCTACAGTCGTCTCGCCTACGAAGGCCTCGTCATTCTCAACCTGAGCAGTGACCTCATCAATGGCTACGCCTTGCAGCTCGCCTGTCTTGACGCCCACGCCTACTCCTGTAGGCATGTGGAACACACGGTGGTTGTAGGCTAGATATACGTCTTCGAACTGCGGCACTGATGCTATTGAGGGGGCGAATGTTGCCTTATGAAGCTCCGCGCTGAGATCATACTCAGCCGCATTGCGCGCTGAAGGACTATCAAGCACATAGAGCAGGCCATTATAGATTCCATATATACGCTGAGTGCGCGCGGTCCTAGCGACCTGCGCCCCCCAGAAGGCCTCATCGGTGAGTGTATAGCCGTCAAGACTGTTGGCGACAATAGTAGTGCCTCCGCCCGCTAAGGCATCATAGGCACCTGTAGTGCCTACCGAAGTAGTGCTAAGCCTCAACCAATAACGTGATGTAGACGCTACAGTAGTCTTCGCCCAGTCAGAAGGTATCTCACCAAAGACAACTAAATTCGTGCCCTCAAACATACCCGAGGAAAGCTTCTCTGGCTTCGATACGAGATCTATACCCGTGCCCGTAGAGAAGTTAGTTGCCACCATATGCTCTCCATAGATGGTCTTCCATTCAGTGCCGTTGTAGTACTGCCAACGTGCTCCAGCTGCTACATCATCAGGGTCAGTAATCGAATGTGCAATAGTTAGGCTATCGATACTAAAGCTAGCCAGTGCAGTGACATCGATATCAGTGTTAGGCGCAAAGTAGAAATAGTCGCCTTCGGTCCATGCTACTCCTCCACCCCCTGCCCCTGGCCAATGAGAGGCATCATTATCCACAAGCCCTGGATCAGAGCCAGTGAAAAGCATTCCTGTAGTATAGATATACCAAGCATGCTGAAACGCTATAGTTCCGTCAGCTGGAAGCCCTACAGGTAGAGGAAGAGCACCCGCACTCTTAAACCCAGGACGTTGCACAAGACGGCCCTCCGGCGCCCACACATTGCGAGCGTCGAGGACCTGATTAGCCTTGGCGTTCTCCGGCTCAGTGTTTACACCGCCCCGGAAGTCATTCTGACGCCACTTCTTATAGTTTCGCCGCATTACCTTTGGCTGCTTTCTTGATGGTTGCTTGCCCTTCGGCAACGATGGCTGCGGCACTCTCTTCTGGGACCTCGTCGATGAAGGCGCCCTTACGTGCAAGGAACTGCTCACGCGTAGGAAGATTGTACTTAACATTGACCAGACGGAAGAAGCAGCGCCGTAGGCAGAGCTCCTTAGCCGCCAGAATAGCCTGTTCTTTAGCTAGCTTGTTATGCTTGTGAATCTGCTTGACTTCATACTCTGATTGCCCCAGTTCAGCGGCCGGATCCATCATACGTAGATAAAGCCGCATGTCGTCGAGCTCCCAGCTGATGTCAGGCTCGAACTCAGTAGGCGCGCGTGACTTGAGAGCCAGGCCACGCTTCATGGCTTCTTGATTACCTAGGCGCCGAAGGATGAAGTCAGAGACCACCTTAGGGTACTTCATACGCGTGTAGGGCTTCAGTTCGATGGGCGTAGGAGACAGGTTATGGCCCGTCCACTCACCGTGCTCGTTCTGAAAGACGTGCTGACCGCCAGGCTTCTTCCACTTGAGTGGACGAGCCAGGGCATAAGGATTCTCTACCTGGATAGTTGTCTCGCGCCGATTCACCATCTCACGCTTAGGCACGGTAGGGCTAGCATCAGGGTCGCCCGTCATGTTGGCCAGCCACACATCAGTGTCTAGCTTAAATGAGGCCTTAGTGCCTGTGAGGTCGTCATCGACAAACTCCACATAGCCCAAGCTCTGCTCCATGAAGGCCTGACCGATGCGCTTAAGCACCAGCTTCTCAGAGTCCTTCTCGCCCGCAGGCTGCAAGATGAATTCGACCTCATCAATGACAGCCTTCTGAACAACATTGCTCTTATTTCTAATATTCACATACTCAGCCATAACAACTCCTAGACAACGGCATCCTCGTCAAGATCACCGTCACGATAACGAATCCATGGCTCGTCATCATATGGGCGTCCGCGGGACACATATTTGTGATAGTCCATCCGGGCTTCAGTCAATGCAGCCAACCAGCCAGGAGGGGCAAATTCATCAGCAACCGTTCTGAGATAGACAGCCGCTGACCAGACAATTAACTCGTGCATCTCTTCAGGAATGAGTTCAGGCTCATCAGCATCATCTGTGAGCTTTTCTGCATCTGCCAAATAGAACGCACGAATTGTCTTAGTTGCCCCAGGTCCTGACGTGCCCCACTGCAAGGTGTTGTTATCCACCCAGTGTACACCGCCACGTGCCCCGTCAGCCGAAACTGTGAGCTTCTGGCCGGGATCGTTGCTAGTGATGTCCTTGAACACCACTATTTGCTTGCGTCGTAAGTTAAGAGGTAGCGTCTGCGTCACCGCATCAGCTGCCCATGTGAATGAGTCGTTCTTCGTAAAGTAGCTGCGAACACCTTCAAGCTTGGCCCCGCGCACTTCGCGCCGATAAGCCCAATTGATGTTATCGTTCAGACGAGCGTCCGAGAAGTCCTGATCGGTCTGCCCGTCATTGTGATTGAGCGAGAAGGCGAGCTGGTCGCGTAGTTCAGCGAGATCCATGGTTATCCTTTGCGCTTTCGTTCGCTGTCCTTGACCTTCACCATGCGGTGAGGCTCGTGGAGTGCGCGATGTCCGACCTTGTCAGCGTGCTTCTTAGCGATGTTCACGCTAGCTGAGCCCGTCTGGTTGCCCTGCCACCACCAGTGATCGGTCATGTCCCTAGTGAGGGCGTCTGCGTCGCGTGCGTATTGTCTGTTTCGTTCATCAATGGACTCCTCGCGCACCTCATCAGGCGGCCGGAGCCAGTGCCTGATCGTGGCCCTGAACTTGTCGCTACAGCCCATGACATCGTAGCGATTGAGTGCTGTGCCGTCTGCGGCCTCTACACCTTCGAGCTCGGTCACAAAGATAGGCACACGCTGGAGAGGGTTCCAATCAGGGGTAGTACCGCCCCAGGAGTTGAAGATGTGGCCTCGGTCGATCTTCTCGCGGTGCTCAGTGCCAGTAGGGCCTGTTACGGTCGTGACGTTCCAGTACTCTCGGAAGGTGTGAGGGTCGTCGATATCACCACAGTCCGAGATGTGATAGAGCTGCACGATAGCGAACCTGTCCCTGGCCCCATGCCATGCTAGGCGGAGGTTCGGGCTGAGCTTACGAAGTGCCTGACAAACGTCTCTAGAAGGGTAATCCATTATGCTAACAAACTCTGGTATTTAGTGCCCGCTTCAGTCAGATCGCCATTGTCGTCATAAAGCCAGTAGCCACTGTTGGAAGGAGGTGTGCCCTCATTGTCGAAGACCTGCCAATAAGTGTCGTATGGGAGTTCAAGATCTGTCGCTACGTCGTACACGGCCTCGATAACATTGCCGTCCGAGTAGCCCACAGGGAGGTCATTCTCAGCCACACCCCACTCGCCGAAGTACACTTCCGCGTCTGTAAGGTCTTGCAAGAAGTTCACGCCCGCGTTTAGCTTGGTCTGCAGCTTAGAGATCAAACGCGCTTCGCTTGTGTAGAATGTGCCCTCGCCGGCCGTATCGCCCAGGTTGTAGATGCCGTCATAGGCGCTCCAGCTCACTAGATCAGGTGACAGCCTAGGCAGGACATCATGTAGTACTCGTCTCATGTTTGGGCTGGTCATGGCATCCACGATACGGTTGACCTCGACTGCGCACTTAACTGTCACGCCGGTCTGGCCCAGATTGCGCCGCGCATCCTCGACTGCCTGCTGCCTGGTCTGGAGCCAGGCCACCATATAGTCAGTCTCTTTCTTGGTCGTGAAGGCGTGGTCAGCAGCAACAAATGTGCCCATCAAGGCCCAGTCGCCCTCCCAGTTCTGGATAACGAAGGTTTTCCCAGTATTCGCGTATGTCGTGATTAGGTGCTCGGCCAGCTCCTTGATCTCGTCATATTCATCCTGAAGGAAGCTCGTTTGGTCCTGGAAGCCAAAGCGCCAAAGATCGCTGGTGCCATCATTCACGAAGGTGAAGCAGTTCAGCAGGTAGTGCTTGAGTGTGCTATCACCGAATGCTGTCGCGAACTGTGACTTCTGTGCAAGCTCTTTGAGCGTTGTCGGAGCAGCGCCCCATGTATCGAAAGTGTAGTCCTGCGAGGCGTACTTGTCAGACATGAAGTACTTCACGCCCCCAAAGCCCAGGTCCTTGATGAGCTCTGTGCCATCGAGCAGGAAGCTCCCTGTGCCTGGTGTGGTCACATGGTATGTGCCTGCCGTATGAGCTGCTACTCGCACTACCATTAGACGAAGCTGATCGAGACCCAGGCTGTGGCACTTATCGCGCGAAACACGATAGTCTTACCTGCAGCCAGGCTATAAGCGTTATTGGCGCCCAGAGCATCGATCTGATGCCCTACGCCGGGAAAGATGTCGAGAATGTTAGCCCCGCCATTGGTTACAATAACGATAGCAGAAAGGCCGCTGTAGTCAGCACGGATCTTCACGCAGTCGTTAGCGTTGGCAACTGTGGCTATATAGCTCCAGAACGTATCAAGAGTCGTGGCCGCTGCTTGCGTTTGCGTAGTGCTCGGCGTGATGGCGTCATTGTCTGTATTCCCATGAACGAAGCCATAGGGCAGAAAGCGCCCAGCCATATTGAAGTTGCCCTCTGTCGTTACTTCAGCAGAGAAGCGCATTATCTCGTCAGGGAAATTAGCCATTAGGTCACTATTACTATGCTTGTACCGAGGTCCCCAAAGGACTCATCGGTAGCTAGATTCGCCCAGGTATCGGCAGATCGAGAAAGAAAGAAGTCGTTCGTATCGCCCGTTATGGTTGCACCAGTAGCTTCATAATACCCTCCACCAGCGAGATAGAGCCCGTATGCTGAGTTGCCGCTTCCTGTAAGACCAGTGCCAGAAGGAGTGAAATAATTGCAGCCTTCAGCTTGTACGCCCGAGCCCGTGTTATCCGACGACGCTGCGCCGCAGTTAACTTCCGGACATCGCTGGAATAGAATTGGGGTAGAGGCAGCATCGGCAGCATCGATCTCCGTAGTAACTTTGTTGCATCCTACATACTTTACAGTGCCCGTGTCAAGCACCGTATCCTCTGTATGCACCTGCTGGGCCTGATTGACTATAAGACTCGCAGCGCCCTCTAGGAGGCTGTCATCGAGCGTGAACTTGCCTCCGCGCTCTACTAGGATGCTACCGGCAGCATTACTATCGTCACAGGAAAGGCCATTAAACTGCACCTCAGTGCTGTCTGTGACCAACACTCGGGTCACCTCGCACGCAATGAACTTGATAGCGGGCGTGCAGCGGTCGATTGTGATGGTACTGAAGGTGGTACCAGGATCGGCTATCTCGAAGACCGAGGTCGCATCCATGCCCGTAATGGCGTGTACGGTGACTGCTCCGGTAGTGTTCGTAATGATAGGCCTCACAGCTCCTGAGCCGCCCCCTGAGCTGATTACAAGGAACTTACCACGTAAGGCCCCGGCAACCCAGTTAGACGCCGCAGCGGGCTTGTTAAGCGTCGTGGAGGAGGATCCGGCCCCAGCGGTACCTGAGGAGGCCCCTGTGATACCCGTGGCCTCTGTCCATGCGCCCTGGATAGTGATCGTCCCTACGCCCTCTAGGCCGGAAGCAGTAAAAGCTCCCTCGGAACCTGCGGATAGAGTAAAAGTGACGTCATCATCTGTGCGCTCGTTGACCCTGACGTTAGTCGATAGTAGGACGGATTGGTGGCCCATCTGGCGCCAAGCAGTGCCATCGTGGTACTTCCAGCATGTGTCGGTTGTGTCGTAATAGAGGTCACCATCTTCAGCAGCTATGCTGTTATAGCCCTCAGCGGCCTTGTCAGTAAGGAAGGCGGCCGCAGTCGCGTAGGAGAAGTCGAGCTTATGAGGACGCAGGCCAGCTCGTGGCGCCACATTCCTATTATGGAGGCCGGAACTATTCCTACCACCTGCTACCATCAAGACCTCTAAGACGCAGAAAGGGAGGCCCACCCGAAGGCAGGCCCCCATATTCTATTTTTACTATTCTATTAGCTGATTGTTACGGACGACTGATCTTGTTCAGCCTGCGCGTACCACTTCAAGAAAACAGTGTACGTGTGAGCAACAGTTCCGCCGCTAATCACCTCTACAAGCAAGTCGACTTCGCCATTTGCGGTATCGAACGCAAGCTCGATAGCAGCGATCTCATCAGCATCATTGCCACTAGTTAGAACAGCCCAATACTCATCAGGCTCGTGATCAAAAGTCATTGCCTGAGACAGTACTGTACCGGCCGTATCAAACGCGGCCACAATCTTTTGTACCGAGTTGGGTTCTGTTTGAACTACATCACTCGATGTGACTGAGTTTGCCATATTATATTATCCTTTAAATTGCGACGCAAAGAACGTACACAATGCCCACTGCGCCAGACGCAGTAGCGACTTTAAGTGCGTCGCCTTTTTGAAGTTCGTGGTAAGCATCATCGATCTCACCGAAGCGCACAACATCTGTATCGCCCGCAGACGACACATCGACCGCGTCAGTAATATCATCACTGCCCTTTTGAACAGTAAAAGTGTCACTGGACGCACCGGCCCCCGTCATGACTACCCAGGCATCAACCACGCGAAAAGCGTAAGGGGCCGAAGCCACCAACGTGTACGCCGCTGTTCCTGCTACCGTAGCAGTAGAGAGTACGAATGAGGGTGCGCCAAGCTCGGTGCCCAAAGGCCCTAATTGACGACCATTAATTCCAGCTGCCATATTTTTCCTCTTATAGGCAAAGACAAGAGAGGTCACGTCAACTCGGACCCCCCTCGCCCCGCCTATTGATTAGTATGCGATAGAAGGATCTTCGCTGAGGTCTTGCAGCTTGCCGCTAGTGTGCCGCGCCTTGATGTACAAGTCACAGATTTCAATAGCAGTCGCTGTGTGAACACCAGAGACATCAGAGCGCTTAAAGATCGAACCACCCTGTCGACGCCAAGCCAAAGGCTTCTGCACCGCACGATAGACCTCGTTGAAGTCAACGAAGAACATCGTGTTGTAGGGGGCATCAACGTCAGGCATGATGTCAATTCGGCCCAAAGAGGACTGAAAGGACGCCACGGACAGACCGCCGACCTTAGAGCTAGGAGTCAGGCGGAGCTCGCCTTCATACAGCTCTTCAACGTTAATCGCCTGCCAGTTGTTGGTCAGAACACTAAGGCCCTTACCAGCATCACTACCGGCCTTCTGCTTCAGCCCAGCCAACATTTGGCGGAACAACGAAGGAGTCAGTGCACGGTTCGTACCACTGTTATCCAGCACATGGCTGGTATACCGTGGATAGGTCGCAGTGTTGATGGTCTGGAAAGTACCAGAGTCAGCAATCAAAGAATCCAAGCCAGTCAAGGCAATATTATAGCTATCCTTAGGGACAAGAATATCGTCCGCAGCTGAGCCAGCCAGAAGAGCATCAAAGTTAACCAGAGCTTGGTTGGAGGCATTAAGCGACTGTTCAACGTCCTTAACCTTTACAGTGCCCAGAGAAGCAAAGGATGCACTAGAGTCACGTACTTCCAGCTCCATGCCGTCACTGCCGCCATCGGCAAAGTTCGACAAGAAACGTCCGTCGTCAACAGCAATATCAGTTGCGCCAGAAGCCAGACCTGCATCAATGAGAGTACCAACACTAGCAGTACCATCACGGAAGAAGTGCCAGTTCTCGTACTTCAGCATGTCCCTCATCATGCCGTCCACTTCAGAACGGATGACGTCGCGAGCGACATTCTTATTGCCCGACGCAGTAGCCATAACACCGTCAGTCAGTTGGATCTTGCCAACAGAGAACTTACGGGTGGCCTTTGCGGGCTGGTATTTCTGGGCGTTGGGAGTCGGGAAAGTACCGCCGTCTTCGGTGTACTTAATCGCGCCTGTTCGGCCAGTATGCACACGCCACTCAATATGAGCACCGGTCCACTTATCGTTTTTACGTGTAAGACTACGCGCCTTACTCTCGTGATTGAGAGTCTCAGTCACTTCAGTCAGATACCGGGTTAGAGTCAACCCGTTATTGGCGATATTTACGCCTGCCATTTTATTTCCTTTTAGGTACCGGAGGAGATCCCGCGGCAGCCCATTCTAATGAGTTCTCGTACCCAGCAGCTTTAATGTCTGCATATGATGGCCGCGGAGGCTTAGCAGCCCCTGGACCACTCGAAGCGCGTCTTGCGCCTGCTGCTGGTACTTTCTTGTTCTTAGCTTGTCTTGCTTTATTTACTCGGCCTCGTTGAGCGATCTCAGCAGAAGCAATCTGCTGCTTCCACTTTACGAAGCCCTCCATAGCCGCCTCGGGACGCAACCCGTTAACTGCCGCGTAGTTCATCAGCATGGTCTTGTCAGACACGGCCAGAGCTTGTTTATGCTCATCGCTATATCCGGCATGCAGCTTAGTAACTACGGCATCGACTTCATCTTCGAGCACACGCATGTCTTTGGCATGCTTTGCGTTCCGTGCTTCTGTATCCCTGAGTTGCTGCAAGCGCTGCAGCTCACCGTCCATTGCCTCGAAGCGCTTACTGTAGCGTGCATCTGCTGCGCGCTCTGCCTTAGCCAACGTTTCCGCTTGGTAGCGTTCGGCCGGGCTCATGTCTTCGAGACGTGGTTTCTGTGAGTCTGCAATCTGCGTCTGCAGAGCAAGAAGCTTGTCCTCAAAACTCTGAGCTCTGGCGGCGGCCTGCTGTTCAAATTGCTGGTTTTGGAACTGCATTTGCTGATTCATCAGTTCTACCTGATGTTCAGCAGCTGTAGCCCGCTCGCTCAGCGATCTGATGCGGTCATTTTCGCGCTCTGACGGCTCGGGCTCTGCAGCCTCCGCTTCAACAGAATCAACGCTATCCGGTCCTAGAGTGTCGTCTTGGAACTCTTCGGCATCTGCCTCTGGGTCGTCTATAAGTTCATCAATCAGTGAATCTTCAGCTGCGGGCTCATCGCCCTCAAACAATGCCTCGGCGTCGATTTCGCCTTCGACTGGATCCGCTTCCGCCTCACCGTCAAAAAGCTCTTCGAGCGCCATGGAACTGACTTCTTCTGAAGACGCAAAACCTGCTGAACTCATATAACCTCCAATGCATTACGTGCATTAATCGAATAGTTGTTATTCTATCAGAGATAGAGATATTAGCTAGCCTTCATGTGGTGCATTTCCTCTTGCGGCGCCCTCAGCTGCTTGGTCGGCCTGACCTACCTGCTGCTCGGCCTCACCAGCTACACCCTGCTGATTTGTGCCTACATGCCCTGCGTTGTTCGTACTGCCGCCTGGAGCGCTTTGATCTGAGCCTGCTTGAGAGGCCTGGCCTCCTCCGCCCTCTGGGCCTCCTGGGAATGGTCCTGGAGGCATACCGGCCATAGCGAGCTCGCCGTACCACATCCAGATCTCAGTCACGAGCTGGACTAGATTCGGGTCAGCATCAGGCTTGCGTCCTGGGCCACGTAGCCAGCCCCGATAAACTTCCTCGAAGATGACAGCATCGTCAAAGATCTGCGGTTGAGGCATCTCGCCCTGCTCTAAGCGCTTCAAGGCCCCCTCAGCAGCGGCATACTCGGTACCCTTAGTGTCGGGCCCAGTACCTGGCAATGTGATCTTAGCTGCGTCCTTGAAGCCCTTGATGTCTGGCATCGGGCCCATAGGGGTCTCTTCCATGAATACGCCCGCATTGAGCATGTCCATGGACTGCTGCAGTCGAACGGCACGATTCTTGCTAAGGCCGTCATCAGGCTCAATCAGCAGGTCCCAACCGGCCTTCAAGTCCATGTCCTCGAAAGAGTAGGTCTTGGCGCCATGCGACTCGCCAGCCACAGTGAACATACGTTCAGGTGAGTAATGGTCCTTGGCAAGCAAGAGAGCTCCGCTATGCAGCGAGCGCCACTCCTCTAAGTTCCTCTGTGTGATCGGGCCCAACTGCTGGTCAGCCTCGGCCTCAATGATGGCCATAGCGCGGCCATTGGGGTCAGTCGGCGTCATACCGAACTCGTTCTCGGTAATTGCAGCCTGCATACGAATATCGCTCCCTAATTGTACAGAGCGATTGAAGACCTCTACGGGTAGCGTGGGCAGAATCATGGGCTCTGGAGGCCCCACAGCGGCATTGTAGCCAATCATCTGGCCCGTGGTCGCTGTGATTTCGTCAGCCGTGACCCTGTTCCCAATCGGGTTCATGATCTTAGGGCGCGAGATGAGCTCAGCATACTCGCGCTGGATGGTCTCGATATGATTGAGTTCCTTCTGACGGTGCCAGGCCTGAGCAATGAAGCTCTCGCCCCAGAACTCGCCCGCATTCAGCGTCCATCGGAAGAAGTAGAACGGCAGTCGGCCCAGGTCATAGTATGGACTTTCGTCGATATGCTCGACCACGATGTCATTGACGATGTATACGATCCGGCCCTTGGGGTACTTGGTCGTGGGCATCTCGTGGTATTCGTATACATAGTTGTGGTCGTTGTAATACTCGGACGCGCTGCCATTATCGGTCGAAGTATAGCTGAGCTGTGCGGTCCTATCGGTCGAGAGCTTGCCGTCAGCGTCGATCTGCAGGGCATAGTCAGGGAAGCGCTTGCGAAGCTCCGTAACTGGCGCCACTGTACGAATGATGACATAGCGGAAGTCCTCGACATCGAACACACCAGGCTCGATGAAGACATCGCGAATATCAAGCACGCGCGTACAGACATCGCCCTCGAAGGCCGGCTCCATGGGCGGAGGCGGTGCTGGCTCCATAGGCTCAGGCATCATCGGGGCCTGGTCGATCTCAGGGTCCATAATGCCCTGCTGAACGAGAGCACTAAACTCTTGCTCTTCGCCTGCGTACTTCTCCATAAGGCCCATGTTCTGCTGTGTGGCCTCCATCTCGTTCTGGACCTGACAGGAAGCGCAGGGCTCGCCAATCATATCCTCTTCGGCAGATGACCCACAAGTCTCACAGAAGGCCATCCTACGGCCAGCGCCTGGGTCCCAATAGAGCTGAGCGCACGATGTACCTGTGGAACTCGACTGTTCGTTCATCTCGATGAACTTGATGTTCATCTTCTGCTTGCGTCTGAAGAGCTCTAGCCAGGCCTCAGCGACCTCGGCACCATGGCGCTCGTCATAGTCCATCGTAGCTGGCAGCACATCGAAGGACGGATTGATGCGCGACATCTTGCCCACGAGCGAACGATGCGCGACCCTAAGCTGGTTGTTCAGGCTGTAAAGGCGCTTGTTGTCCTGATGCGCTAGGCGAACGATATCGCCCGTCTCGCGGTCACGGAGCAAGAGCTGCTCGCCCTTCAAGTACAGACGGAAGAGCTCCCACTCGCGCTCGAAGATGAGCCTATGCTCGTGGGCGTGATGATAGAGCGCAGTCACAGACGCAGAGAGCTTGTCGTAGTCCTCTTCCTGCGTGAACTGTGTATCTGCTGGGATGTACCCATCGGCAATGCCGGTTGGGTCAACTGAGTCCATGTCCTGGGGCATTAAAAGACCTGCTTTTTCATCAGGCGGGCCTGCTCTTGCCATAGCTTAGAGCGGCTCATGAGCTTGCGGTGCTGTTCAAGCAAGAGCTGCTGGAGCTGGTCTCGGACCTCAGAGGCGTCCTGCTCCTGCTCCTCTTCCGGTGCTTGTGGCTGCATTGGGGGCTGTTCGTACATTACATGCTATCCATATCGAAGGGCGTGCCATCTAAGTTCTCTAGCTGGCCGCGCTCGTAAAACTTGCCGTTCTCGCCCTCATAGAGCTGTACGGGATGTTCAGGGTCGAAATCGAGTAGTTCTTCTGGTGATGTCGGTTTGTTCTTGGTCGCGTCAATAGCGTCGAGCTGGGCTGCGAGATAGACCTTGTGCTCGTCTCGGCGCGCGTCCTGCTCTACCTTGCGTTCTAAGGACTCGGCCTTGATGAGCTCCATAGCCTCTGTGGCCATAGCAGCAACTCTCGTGCTCTCGCCGCGGGCATGCTGTAGGCCCATGTAGGTGTTGATCGATAAGGCCACGGTCAGCAATACGCTGATGCCTGCAAAGAGAACTAGTTCCATTATTACCTACGCGAAAGGGTTACCATGCTCGGCTGATGTGCGCTTGATCTCGTCATGCAATTCCTGCCATTCCTCGGAATACTGCTTTCCTCTCGATTCTATCACGATTTCCTCAGGGTCAAAATAGATCATCGGACTTGTGGCGCCCACAGAGATAGCAATAATCAAGGACATCGTACGGTCATCATGGCTGCCTGCAGCGCCTCTATAGCGCACATTGAGCCCAGACTCCGTACGTTCCTGCTCAAAGGCCGTAAGTTCTCGGATGGTATCCGCACATGGGATGTCCAGCCTACGCTCCTTCAGGAGCTGCTGAGAGACAGCCACCATAGCTGGTTTCGTACCCGCGTTCGTATCGACGCCCAAGCGCGAACTCAGGCCCGGCTCGAACTGCTCGGGCTGCGACGTATCGCGGAAAATGTTCGAGTAGAAGAGATGCCGCTTAAGGTGCTCAACCACAGCGCGCCCAAGGCCACCGGTAAGCTCCACGATCAGAAGGGCACTATTGTACCAAAGGCCTAGCTTCTTGCACTCTTCGGCGTAGTCATGGATGCCAGCCCAACCATGGAACTGCGCGACCTGCCTGAACTTGTGCCTACCGCCAGCATCTGGGAAGACCCTGAACACGGTTGCACAGCTAGCATCGCGCCCTGTCAGGCCTGCTGCTGTATCGATGCCAATGATGTACTGAGTGCGTGGTAAAGGCCTTTCCCACACCCTAAGGCCCGTAAAGCTCCGATCGTTCTTCATGGGCGGATGTGATTCGAAGGCCTCGATATCGGTAGGATATACTGCGTGCTCTAAGGTCTCGCCTGGCTTGATGTCCAATTTGACATATTCAGGGCCACGAGCTCGCTTCGAGAGCGCCATGAGGATATGGCGATCAAAGACCGGATTCTTGGCCAAAGGCGCTGGTATGCCCATAATACGCGCTGAGATCTCGAAATCGTCCATGTCAGCGATCTGCATGTCAATGAAGGTCTTATCGACGACATTGCCGTCATATTGGCTGACCTGGTGCATCGTGACGTAGGGCGCGCTATTAGCGTCGCCTTTTACTACCTTATTCTCAGCTGGGTTGCCATCAGCCCTATCGGCGAGCAAGCGCGTCTCCCAGCTCTCGGGCCCATGGAGCGGCGTACCGGTCACGATCATGCAACTGCCCTTGACTGACGCAATGCGTTGTCTGGCCGCAGTATAGAACTCCTCGCCCACGTGTTCATCGAAATGGGCCATAGAAGCCGCGAAGCCCTCCATAATGTCGACCGAGCTCTCAGACGAGAACAGGGCGATCTTGCGCTTCTTGTGGGTGCAGCGCTGGGCCATGCCCTTCTCAGCGCACTTAGGGCATGCGATCGTGATGATATACTTGCGCGCATCGTAGTGATAGAGCCATTTACCGCCCTCAGGGAACATGGGCGCAAGGGGATTGTCGCCCTCAGCACCGCCACCAGAGATGAACTTGGCCTCGAAGACCATGGGCGCATACTTCGTGAAGGGAAGGCCTGCTACGATGAACGAGCTGTTCACCTCTTGAGGGAACTTGCGATATGGGTGCTGGCCTGTCGTCAGCCAGTAGTGCTCGGCCACGCCCGACTGCGTCTTGCTGGTTCGGTTGCCTGCGCGGAAGTATCGAAGGAATGCAGGGCTTTTATGGAATTCAAGGGCTACATCATTCCGCGGCGTATACAGCATCATGGGATCTCTCGATACCATGTTAGAGAAGTCATCCTTCGTTTTCTTGAAGGTGAGAGCAAACTCAGGTAGCCAAGGGCACTCATCGCGCTGCTGCTTGGTCCAGCCATATTGCAAGACTTGCGTGACTAAGTCCGCGAACTCCAAGAAGTTCTCGGTATTGTGCTCCTCAGGCTCTTTGCCCGTACCTTGGCGCACGATTTCACGCGCTTTATCCAGCGCTTCGATAGGTGTCAAACTTAGCTCAGTAGGAAGAATTCAACGAGACACGCTGCCGTATCAGCCGTGCAGGTAACTGCGGCCGTAGATACGACGTCAGTTGTGCAGATGAAGTCCGTACCGCCAGCAGCGAGCTTATGCGTGACACTGCCCGCGTCATTGCTGAAGATGAGCGTTACGAAGTTCGTAGCGTCAAGGTTACGCACATAGATAAGCGAGGCCGAAGCCAGCGCATTCGCAGCCACTAAGGTCTCACTAGAGGTGCCAACGCTCTGAACGCTAGGCCCTCTGAACTCGGTGGGGGTGCCAGTCCATTCTAAGGCCCTGATCTGGCTATTAGGTGCAGTATAGTCGGTATTTGTACTAAGCACTGCTTTCAGCGCTAAGCGAACATTATTGGCCATTCTATTTCTTACCTTTTTTCACTGTCGGGGCTTCTGATGATAATATTTTATCACCCTTTGCGAGCTTTGACTCTATCCATTTAGCGTCTTTCTCTTGGCCGGCCTTACGCAGCTGCTTGATACGGTTCTTGACCGCGTTGCCTACGAGCAGGCCATGCCCCTTACGCTTCTTCTTGATCTTAACGTTAGTTTTGGTCTCACCAGTGGCCAGATTGACATCTGGGCGCTGATTGAAGCCCAATAAGTCCTCGACAGGGGTCTTGATGTCGCTATCGTCCGCGTCTGGGACTCCGCCCTTCTCATATATGCGCTGTTCGAGCTCTAAGAAGCGCTGAATTCGGCCATCTAGCGCAATACTGCCCGTTCTGACGCCCTCAAGTGTGGCCGCAACAGCTTCGAGCTCGTCCAGCAAGCGAATATCTTGCACTTGCCAGCCCTTATCAGTGACCGTGGCCTCGATACTCGGCGGCACCGCATAGTTCACATAGAGCTTGCGCGGTCTCTGTGCGTCTGGGACCTCTGGAAACTCGCCTATATAGTTTACGAGCTCACTATCCATCAGGTCGTATAACCTTCGCGCCATATAGCTGCTCTAAGGCCACGATCTCGGCCTCGGACATGTCTTCGAGCGTGCGCACGATACCAGCGTTGTTCTTGCGCTTCGACTCCCAGATCATGTCTTCGAGAAACTGCGTGTGCAAGTTGAAGGTCTGGGCGTGATAGTCTATCTCTTCGTGTCTATTTTTATGCTTCATATGCTAGTTGGTCCAGCCTTGATCTACCCATTTGCCGCCCCGCCAAATCTGCTCAATGTAAGCATACTCTAACCAACGGTACTCAGCTCGATATGAACCCTGCAAATAGCATAGAGTAGGCATCCATAACATACGAGCTGTCGTACGGTGAGCAGTCACTTCGTATGAGACATATTGCTTAGTTCCGTTCCAGCGCATAGCATCTATATACAACATACAACTAAATAATGCAAGCAGTTGCGGAGCGTGGCGTGCGCAGCGGCGCCCCCAAGGCGCCAAGCGAGCACGTCCGCGAGCGCCCATAGACATATGAGAGGGCGAGTAGGACGAAGCCAACGAGACAGTGTTAATAAAGCTCTTCCAGCTAGTGAACGTATACGTTTTGATATAACATGTCCTCGGTACTCGCTTGGTCTAGACGACCGCTGCGTCCTTGCGGATGTTTCTGTTACTTCGTAACGTCATCTGTTGAACTTACGTTTAAGTTTAGCCGGGAAATCACAAAAAGTATAGGTGTGCAGGTGTAAGTTTTTGCGTTGCATGTACGTTTTATTCTCGTTGACGTACTTGTAAACTTTTCGTATACTTTTTTGCATGGATAGGTCAGGTCTGTACTTCCTCGTAGCATGTGCAATACTTGTATTTGCAGCCCAATTCTTACTTGACATGTTCTTAGTCGCGGAGTTATAACATATGAGTGTTCTTGTCCTAGGTTTCTGGTCATCCTGGCGTGTTCTCCTGTCCTCTCTACAACGTCGAAAACCAGTCCTTCTCGTAGGCGCGTTACTACTTGCCGCTGTGCCTTTGCCCAGC